CTATAAATCACCTTCCCGGCCAACATCGCCACCGAAACTGCTCACAATGCCATCACTCAAGCGGTTGCGCGTTTTACCGCCGCCACCACCCACCTCTAAATCACCGTCCCGGCCAAAATCACCACCGAAACTGCTCACAAAGCCGCCACTTGAGCGGTTGCGCGTTTTACAGCCGCCGCCACCCACGTATAATGCGCCTTCCTAATCATTGCCAAAGGCGCCCGTCATGAGCAAAAAGAACAGTAAAAACAAAGCCGGGTCCAGCACCATTGCACTCAACAGAACCGCCCGTCACGAGTACTTCATCGAAGAACGTGTGGAAGCCGGTCTGTCCCTGCAAGGGTGGGAAGTCAAATCCCTGCGGGCGGGCAAGGCCAATATCAGCGAAGCCTATGTCATCTTCATGCAAGGTGAAGCCTTTCTGTTCGGCTCCACTTTCTTGCCACTGAATGCCGCCTCCAGCCACGTGGTGTGTGACCCGACTCGCACCCGCAAACTCCTGCTGAGCCGCCATGAGCTCGACAAGCTGGAGAGCCTGACTGCCCGTCAGGGCTACACCATAGTGCCGCTGGCACTTTACTGGAAAGAGTGCTGGGTCAAGGTCGAGATCGGCCTGGTAAAAGGCAAGAAAGAACACGACAAGCGGGAAGACACCAAGGCCCGCGAATGGGATCGGGAGAAAGCCCGCATCATGAAGAACAAGCATCGCGGCTGATTGTGCGCCGCCAGCGCTTGCGCGGCGTCCAATAAACCAGCAATCGACCGGCCAAGGCCGGTCGATTGCTATCAACGCCTTGCCATGACAGGATTTTTGCGTACAATCGCTTTTGACAACTTGGGGCTGATTCTGGATTCGACAAGATTCACGAAACCCAAGGTGCATGCCGAGGTGCGGTAGGCCTCGTTAACAAACCGCAAAAAAATAGTCGCAAACGACGAAAACTACGCACTAGCAGCTTAATAACCTGCATAGAGCCCTTCTACCCTAGCTTGCCTGTGTCCTAGGGAATCGGAAGGTCATCCTTCACAGGATCGTGTGGAAGTCCTGCTCGGGGCGGAAGCATTAAAACCAATCGAGCTAGTCAATTCGTGGCGTGTCTCTCCGCAGCGGGTTGGCGAATGTAAAGAGTGACTAAGCATGTAGTACCGAGGATGTAGTAATTTTGGACGGGGGTTCAAATCCCCCCAGCTCCACCAATTTAACTAGGACAGCGGTAGGACAAAACGAGGTAAAACAGCCACTTAGCGAAAACATCGCGACAGTGACTGGCCTGAAACAGGAACCGAAATGATCCACCGGTGATCCAAGACTTAGAAAGCCTGCAGAAATGCAGGCTTTTTTCTTTTCTCCCCTTCAAGACATAGAAAAGCCCGCTCAGTGGCGGGCCAATCCGAATCCTTCAGCGTTTAAACGCAGCGACTCCATCGCGGAGTCTTTCAAGAATACTGTAGCCCGCCGCGAAAAATGAAAAATCTGTCTGCCTAAAACGAAAAACCTCACCCTTGGTACTTTTATCAAACTTGATGGCACAGGAGTCGCCTAGTTTGATAAGCCCGTTAAACCGGCTTTAAACCTCTATTTCATAGGTCGGTAAATCCGGCGCCTCTCCTGCCAGCTCCCCTCCCCTGTAAAACGCCTTCTTGCCGATGGCTACCCCAACGCCGCGGACTGTAACGGTCCCCCCCGCCAACGTATCCAGAGTGGTAGTGGTACTGGTCATGGCTGTCACGGTACCGACCAGCAGCGGGTCGGCACCGGGTACCAGCTCCAGGAATCGCTTGAACAGGTTCATACAAATCGCTCCACACTCAGTTGCTGGCGCACCGTCATGGCCTTGTTCTGCAACGCAGCAGAGACCCTGACGCCCCGGTTGTACCCCTTCCAGCCATCCACCGCGAGCAGCGCCCCCGGCAGAATGAGACCCGTATCTGCAGACAACGGCAGCTCAATGGTCTGGGTGCGCTTGGGCATGGTCCTGGCCAGCCCCACGACGCCCTGGGCGCGGGCCGCCACCACATCGCACACCAGCGGATGGGTAATGCTCTGGGCCAGTTGCTCGCCCGCAGAGCCTTGCCGCACCACCCGCGCACTGATCCCCTGATGACCACCGCTGACCCAGATACCGTTTGCCGCCTGCCCTGGCTGGAAGTCACTGCCCAGAGTGGTGATGATGGCGCGGGGGATAGCCACATCAGCCAGCGCCGTCTCAAGCTGCCAGGGCACAGTGGGATAACGCGGCTTGATGACCAGGTGCCGGTTGCGTTGGTGTGGCAGCACAAAGCCACCGGCCGCCTCGGCCAGGTACTTGATCACCTCGATCGGCGTCTGGTTGTCAAGGCTGAAGAACCCAGCCGGTACCAGCCAATCCGCCGCCTGCCACTCCAGTGTCCAGCCAAACGGCAGCACGGCCGCCGCCAACTGGGCCATGGTGGCCGCCGCACTCTCGCTCACCGCTTGCGCCAATACATGGGTCGGCGACAGGTAGGCAGTGCGAGAGCGGCCGGTCAGGGTGGCCGACTCGCGGGCAAAGCTTTGGCTTGACTGCCAGCCATCGCACACGCACTCCCACTGCTGGCCGTTGATGTGGATACTCACCTCTTCCTCATCGGTCAGGGCCGCTGCCGCGATACGCGGGATCTGGGCGCTGAACTGCCAGGCCCAGGAGTCGGTATCGAGCTCGATATTAACGGCGGTGGCCGGGATGTCGAGGCCATCGCGCACGCGCACAATGCTTGCTGTGTTACTCACCAGATAAACCCTCCGGGTCGGGATAACGATGCGGGCGTCTTGCCCATGCCAGACAAACTCCAGGCTGGCATCACCGCGAGGGCGGCCGAACGCCAGTGTCTTGGTGCGCTTGTCCGGGCGCTCAGGGGTGATCGGCGGCTTGGGTGGCGGGCTTGTGCCCCACGGTGGCAGCATGGCCTCGTCCCAACCATCCAGCCAGTGCAGGTGCAGCGAGGCCCCCAACTGCCAGCGCTGGCCACCGATGACCTTGCCCAGCTTGGCTCCTTCCTGCCACTGGTCGGCCTGCCACACCTGGTCAAAGCGCGGGGGGTTGCGATAACCGCTTAACTGCCAGCGGCCGACCTGTTCCCCCTCCACCCACAGCGAACGGATAGCCGCATGGCCAGGGGGCAAGTTGTCAACCTGTTGGCCATGGGCATGTCCCAGCGGTGCCCCTTCCTCAAACACCCCACGGTTCAGCTCATAGCGGGGTGGCATCAGATCCCCGTGCTCGACAACGGCGGCCTCTAACGGCGCGGCGTCTTGCCAATCAACGGCGCAGGTGGTCCGCTCAATGGCTGGACGTTGCCAATCACTGGCCACGCCACCGCTCACCAGATCCGCCCGCCCCCAATCACTGGCGCTGGCATGGCTCGGCCCCCGGAACACGTTCACGTCATAACCGGCATCAAAGTCGTGGATCACCGGCTCGGTGGTCACGGCCATGGCGCACTCGATGACGATGGTGCCCCGGAACTCGGCCACGGCAGCCGGGAGTTGGCTTGCCAGCGAGCCCTGGAAGATGAGCCCCACATCGACAGCCAGCGCGGGAGCGGCTATCTGGCCCGCCAGCACAGAGGGCAACACCAGCCCGGGCGAACAGGCCAGCACAGGCGGCAAGGAGGTGCCCTGCAGCACCGCCTCATAGCGCACCACCTCGGCCTGGTTCAGCTCCAGATTGCCGTTGTTCTGGCGCGCCTTGCGCAGTTCAAGCGCCGCATCCTTTCTGGCCATAGGTGGCTCCGGTGGTTAAGTCTTGGCTTACGGTTCGGTGAGAGTGGCGGTGTTGATGCGCACCAGGGCCCCGGTAAAAAGCTCGTTGGTGGGGATCTCCAGATCGGCGCCACTACCGGGTGGCCCCACGTCGAGATCCGCCACAAAGTCACCATCCCGATTGGCAAAGCGCCCCCAGGTGGGGGCACCGGACCCGGTGGCCATCTGCTCGGCCAGCGGCTTGAGGGTCAGCACCCCACCAGTCACCGACTGGGCACATGGCAGCTGGAACTGCAGCGTGACAAGCAACGGCTGGTCGGTGATGACAGCACCCACTGCGGGGCGGCTGCCACCGTAGATCTTGAAGGTGGCCGGGGCGGCACTGCCCTGGTCGATGGCATCCGCCAGTATCTGGGCGCGGGCGGTACGCACCGAGTCATGGAACTTGAGCATGGAAACCTCGCTAGACGATGTAAGGAGTCGGGGCTTGGTAGTCAGCCGCCACGGCGTTGTAATCGGCCGGGCCAAAGGCGGGATCGTCCTGGGCGACCAGCATGTAACGCCGGTTCAACCAGAGGTGATCGAACCGGTAGACCCCATCGGCCGCACTGCTGTAGGTTTCCGCCACCAGATACCCATCCTGGCTAAAGCAGAATACCCGGCGCCTGACCCCCTCCCCGTTGATGGTCACCCGGTTGCTGATGTAGCCCTGGGCCACGTTCTGCACCCCATCACGGACCCAGAAATAGTCATGTCCCTTGCAGACAATGGACTGGCTCATCTGTTGCACGTTGACCGGCCCTGGATAGAGCGGCGGGGTGCCACTCCAGGCCACATCCTGCGGCTGGAACTGGCTGCGCGGTTCCTGGTTGGCGGGGATAGCGGTGAGGCTGACCGGTTTGGTTACCGGCTCACCCAGAGCGTAGGTCTGGCGCTCGGCGATCTCACCGGCCGTCAGGATGCGGTCATAGATGGCCACATGGGACAGCTGACAGTTGCCGGATGCGCCGCCGTTGAAGTAGTAACCACCCAGCACCAGATAGGTATTGGCCAACTGCAAAAACACATCGAACGGCACCGTCATCCCAGCATCCAGTACCCCATCTATATATACTCGGGTCGTAGCGCTATCTGCCTCATACTGCATCAGTACATGATGGGCACCGAATGACAGGGCTTCCCAGGTGAGCGCCGAGGGGTAGGTTGTTGCGGGTAATACCGGGTTGATATTCTGGTAGGAACAAAACTGCAGGGAATCCACGTAAACCATGATGTAACGATTATCGTACCCAGTAAGCGGCTGATTGACGCCAAACACCGTGCTGTAAACGCCCCCGTCCTTTGCCCCCGCCAGCCTGAACCACCCCTCAATGGCCACTATTTTCGGCAAGGAGGCTTGCGCTATCCGCAGCACCGCATTGGTGTTACCGGTCAGCATCGAAGGCCGCAGATCGCTGTTCATCGGACTCTGGCCGAATGATGGCGCACCATGGGCCACCAAATGGCGGCCGTTACCGCTATGGTCCTGATTGTCCATCAGCGGCCAGAATGCGATGGGATTGGCCGCTTTGATGGTGTCATAGAGCGTTGTCATGACTACCTCCAGGGGCCAGTGAGATCAAACCCCATCAGACCGCGCTGGCCCGCTGTTAGCTGAGACTCCGCATACCCCACCAGAATAAAGCGGGTCACCTTGTCGGGTATCGCTGGCAAATCCCGGAAGTTCTTTCTATCCCATGCCGCCGGCGAACCGTATGGAACGACCAAGCCGGGCTGATAACCCCGGAGGTGGCTGCTCGACTCCAGCACCATGACGGGGTCGGTGGAGAGATAAAATCCGTTGTCAGGGCCGTTGGGAATGGGCAGGCCAGAGCCAAACACACCAAACAAACCTTTCTGCCACCAAGTCGTGGTGCCAAACAGCTGATGGTAGGGGCGAGCGATCACTTTGTGTGAGGTGTTATCGAACACCGGATAGGGGTTGCCATAGCTGCTATTTGGAGCGCCGGCACCATTCGACCACACTCTGCTTGCATCGCTGGCCGATGAGGTGGGATACCAATTCAACACCGCATGATAGCGATCCCCCGGACGCACCGACTTGAGGTAACCAAAGCTATAAATAAACTGGTAGTTGGCCAAGGCATAGGCTGGCAAGAAATAGAACAGCTGGCTGTCACCGATGAGATCCCATCGACCATTGGAATAACGCTTGGTCGCTGGCCAACGGGCCTCCACCAGGTTGGTATAGGTGTTGATGTCCACCACATCCTCGACCATGGCCACCTTGGCCAGATAGGCGTTGCTGGTGCCGGTCCAGCCGCTGAATGCGGTGTTGTCGATACGAAGGCTCAAATTGCCCGACTCGCTGACGTTGGTTGGCCGGATGATAAACACCTTGCCGTCACCGCTCTCGTGGGTGATGGTCCAACCGAGCGGCGCCACTTTCATGGTCATGGCCGCGCCAGATCCCGACGCCCCCGGATCCCCGGCATCCAGCTCGAACCACACCTGGGTGCTGCTGACCTGCATCACTCGATGCTCGCCGTTGTAGGCCGCCGGGCTCACGCCGGCAACCTCAACCACAGAGTCTTGCAGGTAGGCATGACCACCGGAGAAGGTGGCTACCGCCCAGCCCTTGGCCGCATCCCAGGCCAGGGCGTTGATGGTGAGGGTGCCAAAGCCGGTCACCATGACCGCCTTGAGCAGCGCAGCCAGCGCACCATCGGCGGTATCCCCCAGACTCGGGGCGCCCTGCATTTCACTCGCGTACCATTTCACGGGATAAGCCATTGCGTCAGTCTCCATGGCGGGGCCGGCCTGTCAGGAACGGCCCCACGGCAAAAATAAGGGGTGGGGCAAACTGCCCCACCTATTAGCGGTTAACGTTGCCGCGCAGTTGCAGCTCGAACTTGTCGCTTTCACTGGCCGCCACCGACTGCAAAATGGTGCGGATAACCCAGATCGGAAAGTTGGCCGATTTGGTGTTGAACCGCAGCACGTTGCCGGTGGCCCAACCTGTGCCCCACCCCCGCTTGTCCAGCCGAAAATAGGGCTGGCCATTGTTAGGGTTGACCGGGGCAAAGTCGGTGTTCACGTCACCCAGCGCTATCTGGCCCACATTCTCCCCGACCAGCACAAAGGAGGTGCTGGACTGGAAGATGATGGCCCAGCGCTCCTCTATGGTGGCCCGGTTGGTCACCACCAGAGGAAAGTCGGTGTCGTTGTACTGGGCCGTTGACTGGTCGCCGTCCACGTAGTCCTGCCACTTGTTCGTCCATACCTTCTGGTCGAACAGGCTGGTGTAACGGGACCACAGATCCCCCATGATGAGCGCGCTCGACACATGGGTGTCGCTGGCGTCATAGGCATGGGACAAGGGCCTGGCCAGGCGTAGGCGGCCGGAGATCTCCACATCGGTGACCAGACTCATATCCTCGATGCGATGCACCACCGCCAACGGCTCCACGTAGCCGGTCAGATCCAACGGGCTGGCCAAGGTGACGATCCCGCTGTCCAGGTTGACGCTGTAGAGCGCCTGCGCCAGTTGCTTGCCGTCCTTGTCCTCCACATGGGCGTAAGCCAGCCGCTCACGGTTGGTATTGAGCTGCTGCCCCGCAGTGACCCCCATCGGGAAGGCACTGCGGCGGGTGGAATGCACCACGGCGATATTACCCTTGCGGATAAACGGCACCCGGCCGTCAGACGGCAGGCGCACCGGATCCAGCCCTATGATGTCGGCATCGAGCGGCAGATAGCTGAACACCACGCAGTTGAACCGGATGGTGTCAGCCACCACGCTGATGGGCTTCCAGATCTTGCCATCTTCCCCCACGGCCTCGGCGTCATACCAGGGCTGGGCCTCAAAGCCGGCGGCCGTGACCTTGCGGCCAAAGCGCACCTGCACGATGCCGGTCTGGTAGTTCACCCGGCCGTCCATGTCGGTGGTGGTGAAATAGCCGTCCCCGTCTGCCGTGGCCTCGATACGGCGCCCGCTCGCGGTGTTGGCGCTGATATAGAGGCTACCCGGGGCCAATGGGGCGCCCGGGGTGCGGAAGGTCACCGCATCCACCGACTGGGCACTGAACGAGGTGGCCAGCGACAGCAGCGCAGGCTGGGCCGCCTGCCCTGCTGCCCAGTCAGCCAGCACCGCCAACCCGTTGGAATAGTCGATGGTGCCTGCCTGAATGCCAGAGCCTGTTTCAGGGTCGGGGTTGCGATAGAGCAGCCCCTGCCGGTCAACGTAGGTAGACCCGCCCAAGGTAAAGCGCATCGAGCCCTCCAGGATCGCCTCGGCAAAGCCGGGGGTCACGTCGATACGCAGCGCCTGCGCGGTCAGGGTGGCATTCTGGGCCTGCGCACTGTTGTTGTTGCGGTAGGTCACATCCACCCAGCCCTGCTCACCATCGGGGAAGGTGTACGCCGTGGTGTGGTACTCGATCCCGGTCATGGTCCAGCGCTTCACCGAGATCAGGTTGTTGCCATCCCAGCGAGTGCCCACCGTCACCCAGGCATAGGTCGGCTTGGGCAAGGGGGCACTGCCGTCTGGCATGAAATGCAGGGTGCCGGCCGTGTAGTCGATGGCGCCCAGCTCCACCCCGCTGGCATCGCGCAGCTTGCCCTGACCGTCATCGCGCAAGGTGATGATGGGATCGCGGGTCTCAATCACCAGCTCCAAGTCGTCCACGTCAAACTTGTGGTACAGGGCATTGAACTTGACGAACACCGAGCCCGGGGTGAGGTTGGTCGCCCCACCGCCCGACCCGTCCAGGGTGATGGAGAGGTGTCCCACCTGCCCAGGTGTGCTCAACCGCCCCGGTTCGATATGGCGCTCGGTCACCGGCTCACCGTACTGATACTGGGCTGCATACTCCTGGCCAAGGGCTGGCAGGGTGATGTGCTCCAGATCGATGATGCCCTCGGCATAGTTGATGGTGCCGGTGATGTCGCCCCGGATCTTGCCATCCCCCACCGAATCGTTGGCGGTCAGGCCCGCGCCCCAAGTCAGGATCAGGCTCTTGGGGGTGATCCCGGTGTGGGGCAGTTGCCAGGCGCTCTTGCTGATGCTGATCGCCTGGCCGCTGCGGTTGGTGTAGTTCACCGGGGTGGCCCAGCTGAACATGATGGAGGTGTCCACATCCGGCAGCGCCCCCAGGGTCAGCATGACCGAGCCGGTGGCCAGATTGATGGTGCCAGAGCCATAGGAGAGATCCGCCCCGCGCAGTTCCCCTCGCCCGTTGTCCTTCAAGTCGTACCATTTCCCCTGCGCCATGAATGACACAGTGGTGGTGCCCGGTGCCGGGGTCGGCATCAGGGTGATGGTGTAGGCATAACCGCGGTTGTTCGCCTTGACCTCGATCCACGCCGTGTCGGCAATCCGTGATGGACGGGCGGCTGGCCAGAAGCTCACCGTTTTGCTGGCCGCGCCGTAGTTCGGGCACTGGGCATTAAACTCACATTGGCCACGGCCATAGTCGATGGCACCGATTATCGTCCCAGCCACCACCAGTTCGCCGCCCCGGTCGGTGATCACCGCCGCTCCTATGGTGATGGTCACTGTGCCGGGCTTGGCGCCGCTGCCAAGGAACAGGCCCCGGCTCGGGGCTATGTTGGCGGCCGTGTTGAAGCTCACCAGCCCTTTGCCAGAATCCACCAGACTGGCCAGCTCACCGGCTGCGGTGAGATCCACGGCCGGGGTTTCGCTGCGGGCCGCCGGCACCAGCTGGGTAAAAATGGTCTTGGCCTTCACCTGCAGGGCGCCGAACGCCGCATCTTCCGCCATCCTGGTGCTGGCATAGTAGTTGGCCGCATCGGCCACCACGGTTTCGCGCAGGCTGGTCTTGACGTTGGTCACCACATCATAGGGGGTCGGCTGTTCCCCCTCGAAGGTGTAGCGCAAGGGATCGGCCAGGGTGCAGGTGATGACGTTGCGGGTGAACTCGGGCACCCCCTGCACCTGGAACTTGGCCAGCTGCTGATTCACTTCAAGGACGCGCACATACTGCTCGAACTCGCCGGCCTTGCCCTCGTTGCCGACCAGCACCAGGGTCTCGCCAATCTCTGGCAGGCGCACCTCGACCCGCTGGAAGAAGCGGATCGCCCGCTGCCCTTCCAGCTGGGTGTCGTAGAGAAACCCCCGCCACTTGGGCCCACGGGCCAGATAGCGCTCCACCACGTCGCGGGCTTTGTCACGGGTGTCGTGGTGATCTTTGGTGGTCATTAAGCAAAGCCCCACATTGGGGTCGGTCGGCGGCAGCAGCACGGTGGCATTGGCGCCGAAATAGGTGTCGGTGTCGTCGGTCTGCACGGCCAGGAACACCTTGCGCAGGTTGACCACGCCATAGGCGCGGTCCAGATCGCTGATGTCGGGGAATATGCTGTTGTGCTCGCCGCTGACGATTTCCCTGCCAGTGAGGCGGCCACCGCCATCGGTGGTATCCGTCATGCGCTGGCTGGCCATCAGCTTGATATCGCCGGAAAGAATGGTCATGGGCTTACCTCGGTGAAATTCAGGGTCAGGGCATAGGGCTCGCCCGCCTCGGGGTCAGCCATCTCGATCAAGGCCGTCACTACTACACCGGGGCGACGCCAGATGACGGTGCGTGCCACCCCGTCCAGCAGGGTCAGGGTCAGCAACTGACCCGGCACAGCCTCCAACGCCTTGAGGTGCAGCACTGTGGCGCGGGCGCAATGGCCCACCAGGGTAATGGGGCGCCCCTCCGGCCTCGGGGTCTCCTCCACCAGCAGTGCCCCCGAGAGGGTCGGTGTCACCACCTGTTCGACGGGCGACCAGTCGAACTCGTCGCGCCAGACCAGATCATCGGGCAACAGCTCGCTGTTTAAGGTCACGTTCATGAGCGCAATCCCTGCTGTTTAAGGAGACTGATAAAGGCGTTGGCATTGGCCTCGTCGGCCTGCACCTCGGCTCTGGCGCCGCTCGGTCCACGCAGTTCGATGATGTGCCGCTGGGGTTGGCCCTGATTGAACGGGGCTTGGGAGGGGGTTGGCGAGCCGGGATCTGCCTGGCCTGCTGCCGACGTGCTGGCGGTTTGAGCCTGCTCTGACGCCTTAGCCTGGGCCTTGCTGAGCTCGGCCTTGAGCTGGGCCCGCATGGCCTCCATCTCTTTTTGGAACTTCTCGCCGTAATACTTGCTCCACTCGCTATAGGCCGGAATGTCTTTGACCTTCTGGCTGTAGCGGGCCAGCTCCTCTTCCACGCCTGCAAGCGTGTTGGCCAGGCCATCGGCATTGCCGCGCAGGCTGTTGATATCCACACTCTTGTAGTAGAAAGATCCGGCATTGACGGTGCGGGTGTTGCCATTGCCGCCCCCTCCGCCGCTGGAGAGGCTGGTATTGGTCTGCTCGGCCTCGTCTTGCACGCCCTTGAGCCCTGCCCGCATGGCATCGGTCGCCCCCTTGGCTCGCGCAGCGGCCTCATCAAAGCCATCACCAATCGCCGCAACCGCCTTCTTGGCCTCCCCGCTGCCCCCTTTCACCTTGCTCATGGCATCGGCAGCAATGGCCATGGAGCGGGCAAGGGCTTCACCGGTGATCTTGCCCTGGGCGGCCAGCTGCTGCTGGCGCTCGATCACCGCATCGAGCTCAGCCTTGGTCTTGGCGCTGTTGTAGGCAGCGGCCAGCGCCTCCTCGATGGCGGCACTACTGGCACCCGTGTGCGCCACCAATACATCCAGGGCGCCGATGGTCTTCTGAAAGCCCGCACCGATACGGCCATTGGCCCGTTCAAAGTCCAGCCCCAACGCCTCGAAGGCCTTGGCCAGCTTGGCCGGGCCATCCGCCGCCGTCTGCTTGGCCACGGCATTGATTTCGCCTAGGTAGTCGCGAGTAACCTTGACCTCATCCCCCAGGGCTTTGACGGCGGCTGCACCTTGTCGCCAGCTACCGGTGGCCTCGTCGTAATGCACCTTGCCATCACGCACAGCGCGATCGAGATCCGCCATGCTGGTGATGGCCACCCCCAGCTCGGCCGACAGTGCCGCAAACTGACCATTAAGGCGGGCCTGGGTTTCCGAGCGCAGGGTCTGCGCCTCTCTGAGGGCCAGCTCAGCCTGCACCAGTTGGCGCAGGGCTGCGGCGAACTGGGTGATCTGGATGATGGCCTCCACCGTCACGGCAGCCAGCAACCCCTTGACCGCAGCCCCCAAGGCTCTCACCCCGATGGCCGCACCTGCCGCCACGGTACCGGCCGTGGTCATACCACCTGCCGCCGTGGCCGTCGCCGTGGGCAGGGCGATGAACTGGGCATAAAGGCTGCGCAGATCCCCTATCCAGCCGACAATTTTGAGCCCCACCCAAGCCTGGGCCAGCACGGTCAACGCGGTGCGCCACTCGGAGAGGGTCTGGATCAGGGACTTGAGGGTTTCCCCGAGCGAGATGAAGCCATCAGAAAGACGCTGCGCCCAAGCTTGCAGGCGGCCATCCCTGGCCATCGCCTCAAACTCGGCGTTGAGGTTGGCCAGCTGGCCCTTGAGCCAATCCAGCGCACCGGACTCGCTCACCAGGCGGTAGAACTTGGCCAGGTTGTCCTGGGCATTGGAAATCAGCCCGGAGAGCAGACTCATGTTGTCACGGGCAGCCCCGGAGGATTGTGCCGCAATCTCGTTCATCAAGGCGGCAATGGTGTCACGGCCGAGCTTGCCGGCCTCAGAGAGCTTCTGTAGCTCGGCGGTGTTCTTGCCGGTCACCTGCTCTAGCAGTTGCCAGACCGGCACCCCGCGCTCGATGAGTTGCAGGATCTCTTCGCCCTGCAACTTCTGCTTAGCCCAGGCCTGGCCGAGCGCCAGGGAGATACCCTGCACCTCTTCAAAGCCACCGCCGAGCTTGTAGGCCTGATCGACGATGCCCTGCATGGCCCCCGCCATGGGGTCGATGCCAAAGGCTTTCAGGCGGACAAACACCTGAGTGACTTCATCGAGCTGCAGCGGAGTATTCTTGGCAAAGTCCTGGATCCAGGCGCTGGCCTCGCCCCCACCCGCAATGGATCCCATCACCGCCTTGAGCTGCACATCGAGGCGCTCGGCCTGATCACCGCTCTTGAACATGGACACGAGCTGGGTAGTCAAGGTCTGCAGCCCGAACCAGGTACCCGCCAAGGCCACCAGGCGACCCGTCAGGCTACCGATCGTACCCTCAAAGCCTCCAGTCCGTTGGCTGCTCTGGCTTAACTCGCGCCCCAGCCGCTCGGTCTGGGCGACCGTCTGGACCAGTTCACGCTGCAGGCGCTGCTGCTCCTGGCTGAGGTTCCTGGTATCGAGACCGGATTGGTTGAGGCCTGCATGCAAGCGGGTATGGCTAGCGGCTTGAGCAACCAGCTGGCGCTCCAGCTGCTTGACCTCGGAGGCCAACAACCGTTCCTGGTCAGCCAGTGCCTTGGCATCCCCCGAGCCCGCCTGTTGCTCGGCACGCAACTGCGCCAGCTTGTCGCGACTCAGCACGGTCGCCAGCTCAAGCTGAGTCAGGGCGGCTTTGGCATCATTGAACTGCTGGATCAGCGCCTGCTGCTGGCTTAACCCCTCCAGCGTTTGCGCCAGACGTTCGGTCTCGGCGGCGGTCTCATCGGAAACGGGGCCCAGTTCCCGCACCTCACCCGCCAGCGCGGCCAGATCCTCGCGGCCGGTGACCTTGGCCGCCAGCTCTAGCGCAAGTTTGAGGGTGGAAGAGGTGGACATGGGGCATTCCGATCAGATTCAGATATGCCCTATGGTAAAGGGATGGCAAAATGGGTGGGTTTATGGCGAATTACAGAGAAGTATCACAGGAAACCGCGAACGTCCGATTACGCTGCGCTAATCGAACCTACGGCCCTGTTGAACACTGTGTAGTAGGGAATACTCACAGCTAGGGGGGTTATATGAAAAACTGTTCAATTATAATTGTTGTCTTCGGTCTGATAACCGTTGGTGTAATGGTCGGCTTAGTTATTTCTGAAGAAAATATCTCATATACATCTGCACTTTCAGCTATCGCTGCGATAAGCCAAGCTTTTATCGGCGGACTCACACTAATCGTAGCGTTTGGTGCCTACAAATCATGGCAACGCCAGTTGTTATACCCACGATATATTGATTCCATGAACTCATTGTACGATGAGTTTTACAACATCATTCAAAAAACTGAACGCTATCTGTACATGGAAAATGAAGAATTGGAATCAATCATTGGTGAACTTGAACCATATTATCATCACTTTAAAAAATACGTAGCCATCATGAATAAAAACGAGTTTATTATTAGGCGGTTCGCACCAGAGAGTACTGTGGAGTTTATCATGTGGGATACTGTTCACGACAGGATATCAATGCATGTAGGCCGCATATACAATGCAAAAAAAGAAAAAAACTTTCAAAAAGCAAAGAGTGAATATCATGATTTACTTTATTATGCTAACGAGTACCGTCAATATCATGATGCTGGCCTACCGTAATAAAGACTGAATGACTAATACTATAAACGGCGGGTTTCCCCGCCTTTTTTTTATTTCTCAACACTCACGCCATCTCCGGCCGATCCACATACAAGGGGACTATCTCGCCATCCACGGCCAGCAGCTCCTCTTCCAGCTAACTCACTGGCAATGCAACCACCTGTCACTTCTGACAGTGGCAAGTACACCTTGCGGATCAATACTCAAGTTCTGCTGCACGATGGAACAACGATACATGCACAAATTTGGCGTCTGGTATGAAGGTGGTCACCAAACGGTCCACGGGCTACCGATCCTGAAGCATCTGCTGCAATCCCTCCAGGGGGAGGTGATGGTGCGCTACATCTGTCGCGCAGACACACCATGCACCCTGTTTTTGACAGTCAAGAAAGGGGTGCCCTACCAGAAGTTCAAGCAGGGTAATCCACCACTGGATTGGCAGTGGTTAGAAAATGCCATTCTACCCATCTCCGCCTCTTCCCAACCTCTGGCCATGCTAAAGCTGCTGGCATTGCGCTAAAAAAATAAGCTTCACACAAACCCACTTTTCCCAACGTCATCAGCGCCTTTGCATCCCACCTAGCCCTAGCCAGCTTGCTACTTGGCACGTATCAACATCTACCTGCCACGGATCTACACGGTCGCTAGTTCGAGTTAGATCAGGACGACATTAGTATCATTGAACTGCCGGATCAGCTACTCGCGACTGGTGACCTTGGCCGCCAGCTCTAGGGCGAGTTTCAGCGTGGAAGAGGTGGACATTCCAATCAGATTCAGATATGCCCCATGGTAAAGGGATGGCAATATGAGAGGGTTTATGGTCAATTACTGAGGCATATCACAGGAAGGCTGAAAATACTTAGTTACGCTGTATCCGTCAGACCTATAACGTTGGAAAGGACTGATAGAACATGACTAATAAATATGTCGGAGGAATATATGGTGGATGAGGCCAAATTTATAGCGGATAGCATTGAAGATTTAGAGGCGTCAGTTTGTTTTTTTTCCTCTAAGAGCAAGTCTGAGCGGGAGCGCTGGGTAGTTGATAAATTGTTAGAGAATATGAATATCCCGCACAATGATAACGACATTGTATCTCCAGATCAGGATCCACCAGACGTCTTAGCCCTAGGAGGCCGTTTTGAAATCAAAGAGATACTCGATGAAGGTCGAAAACGGCATAAGGAATATAAAGACTCTTTGATAAGAGCAAAAACAATCTCAAACCCTCATGATTTGCTCACCACATTCACACCTGTTCCTTGTTCAGTGCAAGAGATTTTCCAGTATTGCTGTGAGGAAATAAACAAATTACAAAAAAAATACCCTGCCAATCTTCGCTCCAATATGGATTTGCTATTTTATGTAAATTTAAGACATATATTCACAATTGATGAAATACCTTTCCCTGACATAACAACCCTCACATCTTGTGGTTGGCGATCAATCTCCTTTATCCAAGGTGAGGTAGCATGCTGCTTCTATGCATCCCCCGACGCCCCCTCTTGGTTACAGACAGACGTAGGCCAACTACAACGAAAAAAATGGGCATAACAGGTACCTATTGATTCGTTTGACCGACATAAACTTAGCTTTCTTTGCTAGACAAATACATTGAGATCTTTATGGAAAATTCATTTTATAAAGCGTTATATTCAAACGAAGAATTTACTAAATTGATAGGTAAACTTACCATGTCCTCCGCAAGGCTAGAGTCCTGCATAAAAGGTTTCCTGGTCGCCACTGGTAGTGTACCCCATGAAAAAGCAACATTAGGCCCTCTTGTTAAACGCCTTACTGATACTAAAAGAATTACATCAACCGCATCTGAACACCTTCATTTTATATATCAACAAAGAAATTATTTTGTTCATAGATTACACTCAAACCTATCTGAATACCCTTGCGATAGCTTAGAGTTAAATGATTTCATCAATCGTGCAAACTCACTATGTTCTGAAATGGAATTTTTCAGCGAAATAATTTCCAAGTTAAATATCAATCAAAGCAACTTGCCAGAGTGACACTGTTTTACATCAAATGTAAATGCGAGGGGTAATACTGTGGACACCCAAATAGCTCTAGTTTCATTAATAGTTTCCATTCTTGCGCTTTCAATGACCTTAGTATTCTGGCGAAAGCAATTCAGGCCAATTGTCACAGCATCTGTCAGAACAGTAAAAGGAGGGAACACAGCAATCACTTACTCTTTAAAAATAATGAATTCTGGCACTATTCCAGCAAAAAACATAACTATAAAAATCAACGAAACCGAGGCTAGTCAAGCGCTTGGGTCTGCCTCATCAGTAGAAAATCAGGAAAAATGGCTGTATTCTATAAACCAAAACCCCATATATATATTGCAGAATGGCGATGCAACAAGCTGTAGCTTTGGTTTTACAGGGGTAAACAACAGCGGATTTTGGATATATGGCTCGAAAATCTCAATTTTAATAACCTATGAAGGCTGGTTTGGATATAAATATGAAGAGTCGCAGTTACTAAAAATTCAAGATTCCGATTCTTTCACTGGTCATATGTGGGATTAAAAAAAACCTAGTCATTATCAATTTTCGGGGCAAGACAAAACGGCGGGTTTTCCCGCCGTTCTCGTATCTGTCACACCGTCACTGGCCGATCCACATAGAAGGGGGCAGTCTCGCCATCCAGGGCCAGCAGCTCCCCTTCCAGTTCGATCTCGATGGGCTTGTCACTGAGGAAATCCACCGCCTTCTTGGGTGCCAGACTGGCGCGGGGCACCGTCAGAATGATGGACTCCCCGCCGATCACGCTGCGCCCATCCAGAGTCAGCTTGGCTTTCACCTCAGGCTGCACGTTGCCGGCGATGCGCGAACCTGTGACGGCGTTATAGCTGGCGCTTACCGTCACCGGCCCGCCATCTGCCACGGCGCCCGCCTTGGTGGCCCGCAGCAGTCCTAGGGCATAGTTGATCTCGAAATCAGTGCCGAGCACCAGAATGGTGGCGCCCTCCTTCACCACCAGGCCGGTGGCCGAGAGGTTGGTCTTGCCAAGCGACAACCATTTCGGATGTGCCAGCAGGGTCAGCGGGACTTCTGTCAGCGTCCCAGCCCCCTGATTGATGGGGCTCTCCAGCCCCATAAAGGCGGCGGCCAGCAGGACCGGCGGGATCTCGCTGGTCTTGATGGTGACAGTGGCGGGCTTGGGCACGAAGTAGGTCTCACGCGCCTGACCCAGCTTGCCCTTGCGCTTGCTCGGAATGCTGATCTTCTCGCTGTCCGGTTTGACCTCCAGGCTGTTGACGTCCACCGGGCCTATCACCCCGTTCGACACGTTGTTGGTGAAGGTCTCGATATAGAGATCCCCTTCCAGGTGCAATGTTTCGCTCATCCGCGTTCTCCCTTGAACTTCACTGTCGTCTTGAAGGCAAGGGGCAAATACGCCACCCCGCCCTTGTAGCTCGGCCGAACCGGTGCGGTTTCACGCCGAAAGGTACTGTCTCCGCAGGCCCGTCCGGCAACGGCCTGCAGCATCCGCCCCATCCACACACCAGCGCCGGCCGCCTTCGGGCTGGCACGATGCACCAGCACCAACAGCCAGACCTGATCGAACGTGCTTTGCCGCCCGGATTGGGTGGTGTCGTTCTCCCGCTCGCCCTGGTAAATCACATGAATGGCCGGAGTGTGCTGGCCCAGATTGGCCACCGCATCCAGGTCGGTAGCCACAAACACCTCCTTGAGCCCTTTCGCCTTCAATGGCAACAGCAATTCGCGCAGCCGCTCACCGGCCGCCAGGTAGTCGAGCTCGGGGGATGAAGTGCTGGCTTGAGTACTCATAGAAAGCCCCCACTGCTTCGCCCAAAGACCCGACCATCAGACTGCAACTGGGCCAGGTTCTGGCTCTCCACCTGCTCGCCATCGACCGCCAACCCCAACGCCAGCTCCCCTTTGCCCACCAACTTGAGGAAGGCCAGGGCGGCCTCATTGCGCTTGGCGATCTGCTCCGGCGCCTGTTCGCCATAGAGGCGGTGACGAGCAATATCGGCACAGATAGGGACCAGGGCACTCGGAATATGGGCCAGCGGCAAGGGATAGCGCCCCGCCAGGTAGCCATCAATCAGGCTACCGGCATCCTGCAGGGCGATGGTGATGGCGGACTGATCCAGCTCGCCGGCCGGCGTCATGGCGAGGCGCAGCAGCTCCGCCTCGCCAAACCGGATCACCATGTCATTGACGCTGGCGTAGCTCATTTTCCCTTACCCTTGCTGCTGGCGGGCTTGGCGGCAGTCACCTGGCTTTGGGGCTCTGTGCTCAGGCCACCCACTGCTGCGTCCAGATCCCCACTCGTCTGCGGTGAGTCAGCTGGCGAAAGCTCGGCGTCCTCAGCCAACCGCACGACCACCAGACGCGGATCGGCCTCCAGGGTCTCGCACTGCAGAGGCGACACAGCCATCTCAGACTTGCCTGGATCAATCGGCAGGCCCGCTCGGAAATAGACCTGACGAAGCGTCGATGTAATGCCAACTCGAATAGCCTGTTCCATCTCATGTTTCCCTCTTTTATATCTGGTCGAGACCTGTTTAAACGGGGAGTTAAACGCCAATCCCGTGGCCGTTTAACCCCTGTTCAAGCAGGGGATGACAGCCCTGGGTTACAAATAATCCGCCACTACCAGCTTCAACTTGCCCTTGAGCTCGTTGCTGCTGCTATCGGACAGCTCCCGCTCCAGCATCTTGGTCGCCAACTTCTCCAGCGACGGCGGTACCACCAGCAGGGTCGGCTTCACGCCGAGCTTGCGGCCGCCATCCGCCTGGAATTCCCGCATCCTGGAGAAGGCATCCCACAGGTTGTCTGGGGTGAGTGCCCGTTTGTTGGCGAACGCCAGCTGCCAGAAGCCAAAGCCAGCGGCATCGCGGCAGTCCACCCCATAGCGGAACTCTTTACGGGTGAACACAGCCTCATCGTCGATCTTGGTCATGGCGATGAGCTGCGGCGCCTTGCGCTCCTGGAAGATGATGGGTTTGAGGGCGCGGCTGGTATCGAGCAGGAACCAAGGCTCACCGGCATAGGCGCCATCCACCACCAGGTTGGCACTCAGTACCGGAGTCCCTGTGCCATCGGCCTTGGGATAGACAGGGTGATCGGTGTCGAAGAAATACTGGGAGTCATAGCAGGGCGTGGTGAAGCCAGCCCCGAGCAGGCCGAAGCAGAGCTCGTCGGGATGTACCCCGGCTGCGAGGCCCATCTCCTGGAACAAGGGGGCATAGATGCCCAGTTCGTCATCCTCTATATCGTTGCGATCGACCCCCACTGTGGCCTCGAAGTCTTCGTTGACGATCTGGTAACCGTGCGCCTTCATCGACTCAATCACCCGATCCCCGACCCATTTGCGCAGGCTGGGAAACTTGCCAAGCCAGCCATAGGTGTTGGATTTGGTGGTCGATTTGATCACAGTCGCGATCTCGGTGTACTGGGTCGGTGCCTCCCCCTTGGCGTCTTCAAAGTTCTTCTTGAAGCCGGTGAACAGGGCCTGCAGCAGCGCGGGTGTAATGATGGCCATAGCGGTGTTCCTTCTCTGGATAAACGGGGTGGCGAGTCGTGCGCTTAAGCCTGCTTGGCCTTGGCGAACGCCTCATGGGTGATACCGAGCTGATCGGCGGCGTACTTGTCCTCGGCCGAGAGCACAGCATCACCCTTCTTTTCGGGCAGGGTGACGGCGGTGGTCTGGCTGGCGGCCAACGCCGCAATGGCCGGGCGTGGATCCAGCAGCGCCTTGAGGGCGGCGACCCCTTTCTGGGCGGCGTAGGCGGTCAGGTACTCCTCTTCGGCGGCCACCACCTTGCCCTGGGTGCGGGCCTCCTTGATCAGGGTCGCGGCATCAGTGGTATCCACCTGGGCAGTCAGGGCCGCCACCTGGGTAACCAGGGCGTTATAGGTCGCCACCGGCACGTATTGGGCTAGGTCAATTTGGCCGCTCTGTTGCACCGGCTGGGCCTTGAGGGCAGCCAGCGATGCCTTTTCTGCTGAGAGGGCCGCTTCCAGCTCCGGTGTCTTTTTGGCACTGGCCTGCAGGGTATCGAGGGCCGCCAGCGCGGCTGTGCCCTGCTCAGCGGTCAGCTGACCATCGGCCCCCGGCTGGATGCCGAGTTTGCCGAGCAGCGCGATCAAGTACTCGTTCATGGATATCTCCTTGATTGGGGTGGCCAGCTGGCCGGGTTGGGTAGACATAAGGCTTGAAGTAGGCAGCGCACTCAGGGCTGCAAGTGCCTGCATCCCCACCACACCCGGGTCGTTGGTGATGGCGGTCATACGCAGTTCCAGCGGGCGACCCAAGGCGTCATAGGGGAAAACGGCAGACAGGAATCGGTACTCTTTGGCGGCCACCAGGGCGGCAGCACGATCGGTCCAGCGCGGCTTGATAAAGAGCCCCGCCCCTTCGCGCCACTCGATTTCATCGGCGTTGTACCAACCAGCCGCAGGGGCAGGCTGGCCGTTCTGGTCGGTCTTAAGGGTCTGGTGGTCGTAGTCGATGAGGATGTCTTGCCCCATCTCTCTCACACGATTAATGAGAGTGGTGGCAATGGACTTGTCGAGTTGCCAGTGGCCACCGGGCACATCGAAGGGGCGGCCGTCCCTGGCCTTGAAGGGGCCCAAGGGCAGCAGTTGTTGCCAGCCATCGCCACCACTGCTCAACGCGGCATCAAGCACGGCTAATCCCTGGGTAGTCGGTCTCGCATTCAATATGGCGAGGGGCATGGCAGAGGTCAGCATCGGTTTCACTCCGAAAGTTCAATGCTGCCAGTGTCAGGGAATGGAGTGAGATATGGGGTTTATGGCTGGTTACTGTACTATCTATCGATATTCGTGTTTCCGATACACACAACTTATAAAGGATTTCTCCAATGGATGTGATCTGTTATCTGTCTAATCTTCCCCTTAATGGAATTACTGTCACAGATAAGCCCGACGGTAGTTGGGTAAGAAATAACATACCATTATCGGCCTTCGGTTATAGCATGCTGCTCACACAAGATATGGATGTTCTCAAATCTAAGCAGAGCGAACTACAGGGTCAGTTCATCCAAACATCTCAGATCTTTATCAAAAACCTGACGTCGATTGATGACCTTGAGTTAAACATCACGATGCTGACTGAGATGCTTTCTCTTGCCACCAACTCCCAAGTCGGTTTCATAGGCTGGAAACTCGTCAGTGGAGAAAGCCTCAACGCCTGCCAAGGTAGAAGACTGTCGATTGTTGGCTGCTACTCAGCCTTCAGACCACCATTTTGTTTAATAAGATCTGGCCAGGCAGTCAGCTTCATTGAGAGTTGTTGGCAAATCTATAGCAAACTTCGAGCAATCAGAAAGCTACACGTGGCAATTGACTTGTTTACTATTCCTGATGCGAGGCAGCTCCCGCTAGAGCTCAAGTTGGCAACGACCTTTATCCTTTTGGAAAATCTCAAGGCTTCTTATGCAGCTGGTGTATATCAATTCAAGAAAGGTCGCTACCGTAACAGTGATGGCAAAACCTTAGATTATGCCCCTCTAGTAAAAGAGATGTTCAAGCAAGTCGGTATGCCTGAAACTGACACTTGGGCAAATCTCAGAAACGATATCATCCACAGCGGCCTTTGTGAGTTATCGCCTGAAGACATGGGCAAACAGTTCTCACTGTGTCGCGATGCCATCACAGAGTACCTCCTCAGGCTATTGGGATATCAAGGCGAGTTCTTCCTGTATTCTGGCCGTGGCGACACATCGAAGATCATCACCACCCCAACGCCTGAATCTATTCAGTGCTGCTGAGTGATGTTTAACGGTGTTTAAACATGGTTTGGTCGTACTTACAGCGGTCAGGCCATACCATCCACCGGCCCTGTCCCCGCAAATGCCCCCAGAGGCTTATGGCTCGTCCGCCGTCAGATAGCCTTCCAGCGTCTCCAGCACACTTTGCTGGTCTGCTTCCGACAACCCCAGATAAGGGCGCTCGGGCAGGTTGACCTCGGGACGGCCGAACTGGTGGGCGGCACCATATTCCAGCGGGGTGCCGAAATAGAGAGTCTGCGGTTCGGCCTGATAGTTGAGGGTATCGCGCAAATCGTCGTTGAGGCGCAGCACGTCATCGGCATGGCGCGGCTTGCGGGCGCGGTACTTCTCCGAGAGCGGGGCCCAAGGCTCGCCTTCCGGGCTCTCTTGCGCATCCCAGCGATCCCGATGGGACAGCTGCAACCCTTCCCCGATATCGGCCAGGGGTTCGCTGAGATCACCGGTGCGCTGGTAGAGGCGGGCCAACAGTTCGTGAGCATCGGCCACGCCATGGTGGCTGATGGCGATAAAGCTACCCGCCATCAGATCTCATCCTCAAAGGTGGTCATATAGTGCAAGGCTTCGCCATCCGCATTAGCCATTGCGGCCTCCCAGAGATCCCCCATCAGGTCGGCTTCCGCATCACGGGCTTGCTCACATAGCGCATCCAACGCCTTGGCTTGCGCCAGGGTAAAGGGGCCATCCTTTGCCAGCAGGGCGCTGGCTTGTTCCAACAAGGTCATCCTCTTTCTCCTTTGCCACTGGCAGCCGTGGCCTGGGCCAACATGGCCTCCACCCGTTTGGCCAGCTCGGGGAAATGCGCCACCATGGCGTCCCTGGCCAATACCCAGGCGGCAAACGCCTCGGCGGCGGCCTCCATCCTGGTCTTGCCGGCATACTCGGTCAGCAAGCCACCCCCCGTCAAATTCGGTTCACCGGCCCAAAAGTGGACCTGATGTCCCAGTTCGTGCAGCCAGGTCGATACCCGTTGTGCCGACTCACCTTGCCTGGCCCCCACGTTGGCCGAGACGCTCCAATGGCGGCGCAGGGTCTCACCACTGGTCCCTCTTGGCTGCCATTGCCGGGGACCGCTGTTGCTCTTGGCATCCGCCACCACCTCGGTGGCAGCCGCTTGCACCGCCTTGATATCGATCGTCTTTAAAGTATCGCCTCCCTTTACCTTGATAACCAGATGCTCCCAGCTTTTGGCGGTAAAGCCATTGGTCATACTGGCGCGGCGAGAATAATAGAAGGCGCGCACCAGGTAAGCATCCTTGCCCAGATATTCGGCAATGGCCGAGGCAACCTTGAGCCCGGCGGCCCCCTTGCCCATCTCGGTCTGCTTGATAAACAGGGTCTTGACCGGGTGCGCCTTGAGGAAAGCCGCCAAGGGCTCGCGCTGGGGGGCTGGCAGCTGGGCCAGCAGGTCACTCAAGCCCTGAGCACTCACCCCCTTGGCACTGGAATAGGCACTCTCCACCATCCGTTCTGGCAGCCGCTCGGCCAGCGCTGGCTTGGCCGCCTCTCGCTTGGTCACGGCCTTGGTCAGGGCAGCCGGGGTCTGGGGGCGATAATCAAAACCGGGGTCGATACCTTTGGGGATCTTGTGTAGCTCCCCGGTCGCCTTATCCACCCATTCATAATCGCCGTCATCCGGCGCTTTGCCGATTTCAAGGCCGCGCCGCTTGAGGTCGGCTGCCGAGAGCAGGAATTTCTTGCACTTGCAGCCATAACCGTTGCTCGGGGAATGGGTATTCCACCAGGGGTGATCCACCGGCAGCACCAGGTTATTCCACTTGAGGTGCAACTCCCTCGGGTGCTCGGAGTCCCCATGGCGATAAAGAGCATAGGGGCGCTGGTGTTTGATGCGTTCCATCTGATCTTCACGCCCGGCGTTATAGCTCTGGCGCAGATTGGTTTCGAAGATAATGCGGGAACGCCAGGAGGTGGGGCCGGTATGATCCCAGCCGTGACGGGCCACGATGTCCTTGAATGCCTTTTGAAACGCGCCAATGGATTGGCCTTCACTGATCGCCTTGTCCACCGCCCCGCGCAGGTCGGCCAGCAGATCTGTCTTGGTCGCCCCCGCCACCATAAAGGCCCGGTTATGGGCATCCCGCCAGATATCCGTCCAGCGCTCGCTCGGCATGTCGAGCTTCTGGCGAAAGAAGGCGATCGCCTCGGCAAAGGGGAGCGAGCCATATCTGACTGGCGAAGAGCGAACCGGCATCAGCGGCCCTCCTCCACTTCCAACATGCCGAGCAGTTCACTGGCGGCGATGGCCTGGGCTAGCAGGGCGCCCAGTTCGTCATGGCTGAGTGCCGGCTCCAGTGCCAACAGGCCATCCCGGATCTCCTCCAGGGTGGTGGCCTGCATCACCAAGGCCTGGACGGTATCTGTCATGCCCATCAGCAAGGGCGCTACCTCTGCCTGCAGCTGGGCCAATTGGGCGTCGTTATTATCCCCTCGCGGCTGAGCCTTGCTGGCCACAAGTGCAGCCAGCCCAGGGGTGACAACCTGAGCGGCGAGCTGTGCCTTGAGCGCGGCTTCCCCCGGCGCGGCTTGCTTATCGATGATAACCAGCACCTCTTCCCCTTCCTTGGGGGCCGGGATCTGCAGCTTGTCGCGCACCCACTGCGCCGGGATCTGCATCCCCATCCCCACCAGGGCGCGCAGCGGATAGGCCAGATCGCGCATATCCTCCGGCTCGGTCACGTCGAACTCCAGCCGTGGGCAGCGGCGCGGCCCCTGATAGCTCTTGCCGTTCAGGGCATAGAGGGGATAGACCAGATCCCGGGTCAGGCTCGCGGCCAGTTGGCGCAAGTCGGCATCGCGCACCTCTTGCCGCACCTCGTTATGAACGTTGCCCAGCGCATTGGTCGAGCTCTTGCCATCAGCCTGGGAAGTCAGGGTGCCACCCAGCACGGCCTTGCTGATGGAGCGCTCGCACCACTCCATCATCACCACGAAGGGATCGGCCTGGCCGCTGGCAGCGTTCTGGAACTCGATCTCCATCCCCCTCGGGATAATGCCCCCGGCGTTATGACCGATTGAGAGTACCGCCTGCAGCAGGGTTGTTTTCTCTTTCTCGGTGGCCCCCTCCGGGTATTTGCCCAGACGCACCGGCAGGCCATAGATCTCCAGAAACTCGGCCAAGTCGCGCACGCTGTAGTTCTTGAACAGGAAGGGCCAGACCAGCGTGCGGATAAGGCCGGTGCGGGCCAGATAGCCCGATTTGGATTTGGCCTTGTGAACCAGCCAACCGAACGGGTTTAGGCCTGCCCCCTCCTTGCTGCCATCGCGCAGCCGCAACTGATTCCAGTCGTCCGGGTGGGTCTGGAACCAGGCGGGATCACGCCAGACGATGCCCTTGGGGAGTTGCAGCCCCTCCACCAGTTCCCAGCCGCTGAACTCCTGGGCACTGAACCCTTTGAGCACGGCGTCGGTGGCATCAAAAATGGCATCGTCGAACCAGGTGAAGTCTTCAATCAGCTCGCGGATCATCTCGCTGTCGCGCTTCTCGGCCGGGGTGGCGTTGCGGGGTGGCTCTATGGTCCAGCTCACCCCCAGCAGGGAGCGGCGGCGCTTGCCAAGCTCACTCTGCAGATGGGCGTCTTTCTCCTCCATGTCTTCGGCCAGTTCGCACTGGGCGATAAGGCTCCCCTCCTCCGCCTCTTTCAACGCCGCCGCAGCCTTGCCCGGCGTCAGCCCTACGGTCGGGTGCTCGCTGTAGTGGCGGCGCAGCTGAGCCAACTTGGCATCGTTCTCGCTCTGCGGTGACTCTTGCGGACGCAAGTGCTTAGGCAGACGCAACGGATTGCCGTGAATGTCTATGATCCCGCTCATTACCAGGCACCTCGTTCATATCGGTGATAGTCGTCATTGCGCTCTGCGTCACGCTTGCCAGGCAAGGGGGTGAACTCGATGGCGCCCCCTTCCATCCAGCTGGCCCGCACCGCCATGACCAGGGCAACCGCAAAGTCGCCGTGCCGCTGCTGGCCGCCCAGGCCGGTGTTTTTGCCCTTGTCTATCTTGGGGATGCCGTTGATGACCTGGATCTTGCCCAGATCGTCCTGCACGTCTGCATGGCGCGGGATCGTCAGGTTGCCATCCTCAAACTCGGCCTTGAGCTTGGGCATCCACTCCCGATACCAGGGGTCATTGAGCATCACGCATTCGATCATCCCGGCTCCCCAGCGCAGCCGGGCGGCCTCCGCCAGATAGCCGCCGTTACCGGTGGCATCGAAGGCCGCCGCCGTGAAGCGGTACAACCCATGCAACAGGTAAAACAGGATCTGGCGTTGGGTCTCATAGGGGGCGTTGACCAGCTCCACCACGAAGGGCACCCGTTTGCGCAGGTTGGTCGCGATGGAGAGCGGCACAAACACTGAGAGATCCCCCTTGCGGGCGAAGTCTTCGCCCAGCACATGACGGCAACTACGATCGAGCGCCTCCAAGCAGGACTTGAGGTGTTCCTCGCACCAGAGATCGGCCACTGCCTTGCGGGTCTCCTCGCTTTGCAGCTCGAAATCCTTGGGGGCAGTGAAGCGCAGAATAGGGATATCCGGCTGCATGGCCCGCTCAATCAGTACCCGCTTGATATAGGCGCCGCTGCTCTGCTTGGGCACGCAGAAATACTCCTCCAGGGCGTCCTCTTCGGTGGCGGTGTCCTTGAGCAGGCCCGCCTTCCAGGCTTCTTCTGCCTCCGGTGTCCAGGGCGTGCCCTTGACCTGGCAGATCCGGCGATAGAGCCCCTGCCGGCAGGCGTCGTCCAGGGTGATGGTGTGGATGGAGTAGCGCTTCTTGCCGGCGCGGCTGTCGTTGATGAGCTGGTTGAACAGGTTATCCACCCCGTTGTGAGTGCTGATGAGGCGCACCTTGGCCCCCCACATGGTCAGCGCCAGCGCGGCTTTCAGCACCTCAGCCAGCCGGTCGTGGAAGGCGGCCTCGTCGATGGTCACATTGCCCTGCATCCCCCGCAGGTTGGAGGGGTTGGAAGAGAGCGCCTGCACCTTGAAGCCCGAGGCAAAATAGACCACGAAGGTGAGGATGGCTTTGTCCTCATCGTCGGTGAATACCTCCTCCTGGATCTCACCGGCCGCCTTGTTGAACGCCTTGGCCCACATGGCCACGGCGTCGATAAACTCGCGAGCCATCTCCTTGTTGCTGCCCACGTAGAAGTGATGACCACCGCCAGCCGCCTTTGCGCGAGAGGCCGTGAGCGTTGCATCGGCGGCCTCCGCCCAGGTGATACCGGTACGGCGGCTCTTCTCGGCAATCTTGAGCGGGCTCTCGTCGGCGATCCAAATCTTCTGATAAGGCAGCAGCACCTCGTCGGGGCGGTACTCGGTGCCGAGCTCCATGGCCAACTGCTGGGAACGGGCAACGGCGGTCTGCGCCATAGGGCTCTCGCTCATCAGGCAATCCCCAGAATTTCACGGCGAATGGCTGCGGCAGCCTCACCGCTCAATCCCGCCTGGGTGACGATGGCCTCTGTCTTGGCGGCCACCTCTTCGGCGAAGGCCTGGCGGATCTCCTTCTCCCGCTTGTGACTCTGCATGGCGGTGGATTCGAGCCGCTGGGCCGCCAGCATGGCGTTTTTCAGCATGTCGATATCCACGGCCTCCTCCGGGTTCTGCACCTGGGCCAGCATCGCCTTGAACAGCTGGGAGCGGCCCAGTTCCAGGATGAGCTTGGTGGTCTCCCCCATCGGCTTGTCACCGAGCTGGGAGGTCAGTGCCGCCGTGGTCTCTCGCAAGTCACGCAGGTGCTGGCCCACCTGCTCCACCTGGCTGGCGTGGCGACTGAGCCCCGAGCGGGAGAGCTTGAGATCGTCAGGCAACCCGGCCTCTTCGATGAGACCGTTGATCTCATCCAGGATAGCGGCCTGGCTGTTGCCCTTGTCCCGCAGCAGGGCGTTGAGGGCATCACGGATAGGCTCGGGCAGCAGCCACACCTTGCTGGCACGGCCCCGGGTCGGTTTCTCGGCCATGGCTAATCCTCCGCCCTCGGCTTCTTGATGCCCGGCACGGTTGCCCGCCCTTCTGCCACGTCTTGGCCACGGCCGGTGAGGTGGGCCACCTGCACCTGGGCGAGGCGTTCGATGCGCACCAACCCCTGCTCTTCCAGCCACGCCAGCAGGGTCTTCACCCGATCCCGTGTCACCCGGCCGGTACCCAGCTGATCGAGGCAGTCATTGAGGATCGACTCGTTGGCCGCGCCACCGATATCCAGCAGGGAGCGCAAGATCACCAGGCGCTGCTGGGAATCCAATATCGCTTGAATGCTCATGCTTTCTCCTTCTGTGCCGCTGCGAGTTCATTCTCCAGCAGCATGTCGGCGAGTCGGCGGGCTTGGCGCAGCTCCGGCTTGACCTCTCGCAGCTCACCGCGCAGCTCGCTTATCTCCAGCTGCAGCTTGTGCAGCTCCCGCTCGCTCGGCAGATCGATCAGCGCCTGCTCCACCCGTTGCACCCGCGCCACCAGGGCGGTGAGATCCTCCCGTTTGGCGTAGGTCTTGGAGAGCAAGATGATCACCACCAACCCCACCAAACTGGCCAGGGCATACAAGGGCCCCCAGTTCTTAACGATGAATTCCCACACGGATTGCCTCCTTGCGCTCATACAGGGTCTGGCACTCGATGCAGCGCTCGGCACCCGGTTCTGCAGCAAGGCGCGAGGGCGGGATGGCGTCATCGCAATCGCAGCAGATGCCATCCCCTTGGGGCCTTGCCCTTGTTTGATGGGACTGAATAAGGCGCCCGGTTCGCTCGGCATCGAGCTGCTGGGCGCGGTCTATGGGGTCGCTCAAGGCTGTCTCCTTGTGGACCGGTTACTTGACCACATGGGTCGCTTTGAGGCGGCCCCAGATAGCAACCAGACCACCGACTGCACTGGCCAGATCCACTATGGTGGTGGCCAGACTGGCTTGGGTGCCGACATCGACCGGCACACCGAACAGGCCCGCAATACCGGCACCGACAGCAATCAGACCGCCAATCACGGTGCGGCTCTTGAACGCCGACTTTGCTTGGGGTAACAGAGAATCAGCCATGTTGAGGCTCCTTGTGTGGGGGTTGGAACTGACAGGGGGAAAGACGGGCACGGGCCCGCAGGCGATCCAGCTCGGTGACCGAACGCCAGCCCTGAGCGAACAGGGATTGACGGGTGGCGTGGTGGCTGTAAAGCGGGATCGTCTTCAGGTCTGCACTGGTAGTGTTCGGGTTGGCCAGGTACGCCTGGAGGTGGGCGCGGCGCCCATCCTTGAAGCAGGCGAGATAACGGGGGTTCTTGAGTTCAGGAATGCCAAAGCAGCCAGCGGCCTGGATCCCTTGCAGCGCCTGGCGGCGCTTGTTAATCAAGCTGGGTTTGCTCATGCCACTTCCCCGAACCGGGTCGAGAGCAGATGGCTTTGCAGGCGCAGCAGGCGGTTAACCCAGCCCCAGGCGTTGGCCCATTGACTCGGATCTTTGCGCACTATGCCCAGCATGTAGCTGGCGCGGATCTCCAGTAAGCCAAGCAACAGGGCGCGGCCACCATCCCGACCCGTCTTGGCGGCCAGTACCCGCAAGGTTTGCGGGCCCAGTACCCCATCGGCCAAGATGCCCAGTGCCTGCTGCAGCTGACGCACTGCACGGCCAGGGCCGTGGTGGACGGCACCATCGAACAGCGCAATGGCAATCAGCGGGCAGACGCTATCGACCCGATCACAGCGGGCGGGTAACCAGTAGTTGGCTCGGTAAAACAATTCGGTGTGAGCAGGCGTCAGATCGCGAATGGCGATATCCGGTTGGCCGTCTCGATCGAGGTCGGCCATGCCGTCTTTCTTGCCATCGGCGGCATCGGCGATACCGTATTTGGTGTGGCCGCCCCGGTCGGCCGGATGATTGACCTCGCCCCCTTCCACATCGGGACGAAGCAACCAGGCAAGTGCGGAAGAAAAAGTATCAGGTAACATAAAGGCCCCTCGATTAACTGCGTTATCCGCAGCGTACTGAGGGGCCTTATGGGCGGGGGTTTATGGTGGGTTAGAAGTGTTTTTTGCCAACTAGATCCCATCCTTTTTTTAAGATATGCGTATGATTTTAAAAAACTTACCTAAGAATGTTTAAAATCTCGCGAGTTTACCTTCTATGTCCCAATATTTTACGTTACTACCTAACGGGCAGCGCTCCCCCACAGTCGCAAAATCACAAGCTTTTCTACTGACTGATGGCTGGGATGACTGGTTCAAATTCAACACGCTCTACATACTATTCGTTTTTGATGAAAACGGTGAAAAACACCGTATTGGTGAGGTTAAGATCGCTCAATTTTCGATGAAAGAGGGGCAAAAAAGGCCTGAGCTCCCTGAGACATTTGAGAGTCTTAATGAGGCGTTTTTTTCATTAGGGCAAGATGATAGTTACTACGAAGGCCTAAACAAATTAGGCCCAGAATTGCGTGACAAGATCTTACGTTGCCTTTGTGATGTAGCCCTCGACTCAGAGCTATTCCAGCGAGCACTGAAAGAAAAGGTAACTGGCGTATCCTTGCTTAGATCCGTTAATAGAGCAACAGTCCTAGGGCAGTTTGCCCGATTAGCAAGAGGGGGGGTAAGGCTATCTAAATTCAATTTTTCATATACCACACCTGTTCCTCGCCGCAAATCTCAATCAACCACTACACTATCGTTCAAAGTCAAGCCATTATCCATGCCGCCAACAAACATTCATGTACTAATAGGTCGTAATGGTGTAGGTAAAACCCATCTATTAAATAACATGTCTAGAACTCTCATAGATATCAAGTCTGGTAACAATTCTTTTGGAACATTTGAGGGAGATGGTATTCAAGATAGTATTGATCTTTTCGCCAACTTAGTCTCGGTAACCTTTAGTGCGTTTGATCCATTTGATGCTTTGCCCAATCGACGTGATAAGTCTGAGGGCTTACCATGTGCATATGTGGGTTTAAAACGCCCAGGAAAAAGTAGAGAAGGTAAACCACTCGCTCCTAAATCACCGGAACGTTTATCTACTGAGTTTGGAGCTAGCGCAATATCTTGTTGTCAAGGAGCTCGTCTCGTTCGTTGGCGTAGAGCACTACAAATGTTGGAGACAGACCCAATCTTCAAAGCGGCCGAAGTAGCTTCGCTTGCAGATGAGAGTGATGATGAGGCTTTGACTACTGCATCAGCACGAGAACTATTCAATAGTTTAAGTTCTGGGCATAAAATAGTTCTATTAACAATCACACGATTGGTCGAAACTGTAGAAGAACGAACCCTTGTTTTACTTGATGAACCCGAAGCACATCTTCACCCCCCACTGTTATCTGCATTTATTCGAGCTCTTTCCGACTTATTAGTTAACCGTAATGGCGTAGCAATTATTGCAACACATTCGCCCGTTATTTTACAAGAAGTACCACAAAGTTGTGTTTGGAAAATCCAGCGCAGTGGTAGAACCGTCACCGTTGAACGCCCTAACATCGAGACTTTTGGGGAGAATGTTGGAGTTTTAACCAGAGAGATTTTTGGATTGGAAGTAACTCATTCAGGCTACCACCAATTGTTAAGAGAATCTATTGAGGAATATGATGATTTCGAGGATGTTGTTGATAAATTCAATAAAAAACTTGGCGGCGAGGCTCGCGCATTAGTTAGGGCATTATTGATTAATAGAGAGATCGAATAATGATTAAGCTCGACCCTCCACCTTTTGATGCTAAAGCCGTATATATTACCTGCATTAGTAGAATTCGCGACCCTGATTTAAAGAGACGGTTATCAAGTATAGCGGAAAATGTCGCTGAAGCTTCGGAACTATTTGATGCTCTCGCATCACAAACACTCCTACATCAGTTTGTACGGGAAGGGGTTATCGAAGGAATTGTTAGCACTGCCGAAATGGAGTCTATTTACACACAAAGAATGGCCAAGAAAAAAGCTCCGGGCCGTGATGTATACGACAAGCTATTTACTTCTGCCCCCAATGGAAAATGTGCATTGTGTGGCCAGAGAACAGTTTCGACCCTTGACCATCACCTACCAAAGTCTCAGTATCCAATACTTTCTGTAGCACCACTCAATTTAGTGCCTGCTTGTGGTGATTGTAATAAAGCAAAGCTTGCAAAATTACCACTAAATTCTAGCGAAGAATCAATACACCCTTACTTTGATAATATAGAAGATGAGCGTTGGTTGTTCGCAAAAGTAATCCCTGGTTCCCCAGCTGCAGTTTTATTTTATGTAAAGCAGCCTGATGCCTGGGGTGATGTATTGTTTTCTAGAGTTGAGTCCCACTTTGACAGTTTAAATTTGAACACTCTTTATTCATCAGAGAGTGCTGATGAGATAATTAACATCCGCCATCAATTAAATAACATGCATATAGCTGGAGGAAAAAATCTGGTAAAGGTTGAGTTAAAATCTCGTGCTGAAAGTTGCCGTATTGCGAAATTAAATAGCTGGAGAACGGCTACATATGAAGCTTTCATAGAGAGTGATTGGTTTTGCGACAAAGGCTTCAATGAGTTCTGAAAACTTATTCATTAAAAGTGGCCCTTCAGGGCCACTAAAAAACTAAATTCAATTTCCATCCTCAGCTATTAGCAAATAGATCTTTTTGATAAGAGCAACGACTTAACCGCCGCTGTTCTGCCACAACGGCATAGGTCTGCGGCACAGAGAGCCCGTGCTTGCGGGCCAACTGGTCTATATTGCGGCCATTGAACTCATCCCAGATGGCCCGGTCACGCAGGGCTGCCTTGAGATGCTCTCCGGTTGGGATGTAGTAGGCGCGGCCGCCCATGTAATGGGCCTGCACCAGTGCCAGTTTGCGGGCCTGAGCACGGGCAAGATCAGGTGCCATACCACCTCGACCCAGTTCGCTGGCCAGCACATCCACCAGTTCGGCCAGTGCCTTGGGCCATTTGGCCGTCAGCTCAGCGACAGGGATCTGGTCGAGCCGGTCCACCAACTGCCCCAGAGATTCATGGTCATCGGCGAACAGATCCAGATTTTTCGTGTTAGCGTCCATCTTGCGTCTCCGCTTTCATCTGCTCGAAGGCCACCAGCACAGTCTGATAACCGGCCACTCGTCTGGTCTTCTCATTAATCGGGACGGTGCGCTTGGCTCTGTGCAGCGCCTTGACCATCTCCCGCTTGTGCCAGTTCTTGAGGGATTCCAGCACCCTGTACGCCAGTGCATCACTGAGCCAGGCCACCTCAGCCACCCCGATCCCCTTGTTTATCCGCACAGTCTGGCGCTCGACGTAATGATTGAGCGCTGTCTCGCTGCCATCGCGCAGCAGGCCATGGCGGTGCATGGTGATCCAGACTGCCCGGATAACGCCTATCTCGCCCGTCCTGACCAGGGCACCGCTGACGGGACTTAAACGCTGGCTGGCAGCCCCTTTAACAGGGCGTTTAACGGTCGGTTTAAAGCCTGCCGCCTTCATGGCCACCAGCACCTTGTCCAGCTCCTGCAGGGTCAGCTCGGCTGCCGAACGCTTGCCGCTCTGCTGCTCCAGCAGCTCACGATAGGTCTCTTCATCGAGCCCCAGGGCTCGTCTGCCTACCTGGACCAGCCGGATCAGTCGGGTGCGGTCACTGCTTGGCTTATTGCTCTTGATTGCGCTCACCTTTCCCTCCTGCCTTTGCCGTCCAGATTTGTCCTGCCGCCATCACGTCCGGCCCGCTGCGCCACTGAGGGCAACGGCTATCGAGCCACTGCTCTGCCTGCTGTTGACTCAGGGGGCCAAACTTCATCACATAGGCCAGCAGTTGCGGCCAGTTAGACATGGCCATGACTGACCTCCCCCGCGACAGCCCTATCCCGCTGCAGCTCTGCCACCAGTTGCCAGCGCATCTGGCAGGCTTCCCCTGCCAGGGCAAAGAACCCTTGTGCACGGGCCTCTTTATCAAACTGCTTGAGCTGTTTGCACACAGCTCGTTTATCAGGGGCCGCCTGTGCAATGGCTGCCGCACTGAAAATCTTGGTAAGCCGAATATCCATCTCTGTTTTGGTCATCGCCGTGCTCCTTTATCGAGGCGGTGAAGACCTGGGCCCAGATCGTTCGGTTGCTCATCAGTACCCAGCGACCACGCTGGATAGACGGGGGGCAAGCCCCCGTTTCGCTTAGTGGGATAGTTGTTTTCTCGCCTTGTTGACAATAGTGAGCAACATGACTCGGCGGGACTTGTGCGCCGCTCCGGTGGCATCTTGCGAATCCATGAAGTCCAAAGCGAGCTGCGCATCGCTCAGGGCAAGATGCGGATTGCTGCGTAGCTGACATTCCAGAGAGCTCTTGGCATCGGCCACACTGGTGTTCAACAGAGCTTTTACGTTTTCCATCGCATTCCCTCCCTACAACTTGGCCAGATCCAGGCTCATCTGGATGTAACGGCCCTGACCGTCTCGCTCGTAGAGCCGCAGATATTGGCTGGTACCGGTCACCTGAATGGCGTCGGCGATCGCCTGCATGGCCTGCTCCCAGTCGGCGTCTTCGATATTGAGCTGACGCAGGGAGAGCACCTGATTGACGTCGATATGGCCCGCCTTGGAGACCCGAAAGGCATGGTCAACCAGCGCCCGCAGCTTGGCGTCGGCGCCATCGCTCCAGCGCGCGATGCACTGGTCGATCAGTGTCTTGGCCGCCTGGATCCGTTCATCAAATTTGCGGTGCTCCCCCACGGCCCGAATGAGCTTGTAACGACCATCAAAACTGAGCAGGGTGACATTGCCCTTGGTACCGCCCCACGCCACGCCATACTGCTCGGCGGAGAGGTCTACAAAGTCGGTAATCTGCTGCATGGCGTTTATCTTGAACGCCGCCAGGCGGGAGCGCTCTTCATGGGCGGCCGCGATGATGGCCATCACCACTTCATCACGCAGCTTGTCTGCCGGAGCGATCAGGTTTTCCGGTACCCAGTGCCCCTGGGCGTTCTGACGCATCGGGGTTGTGCTGGCGGTCTGTGCTTCTTGCATGGGCTTCTCCTTAGTGGATCTTGTTACTGCCAGGCATCTGATGGCCCACATAGGCCGCCTGATCCGGGGCTGATGCGCTCGCCTGTTCTTCTTGGTGAGTCGCGCCGCAAAAATCGAGGAACTTGGGTAACTGGCGCAGCACCACCTTGGCCAGGTCTTCGTCCTCTATGTCGATCTGGATCTTGACCATTTCCGTCTCCTTACTGGCGCCAATGCAGCACGCAGCCACCAAAGCGCACCAAGGCAACCTCCCGCACCACCCCCGCCAGACACTCGCGGCTCAACACGGCACGCGCTTTCATCTCGCTGGGCAGTGGCCCCGTCACCGCCAGCAGCGGGGTATGGCAGATCTGGCTGGTGCGAACTTCACAGCCTTTCGCGGTCAGCCAATGACGCAGTTGCTCGGCGGTATTTTGCAGATTCTTCTTCATCCCATTCTCCTTGTGATCTCAATCACTGGGCCCACCGCACACCCCGAGCCCGCTGGTTTACTGGTTGTTCTTCTCGGTCCGATCGAGCAGCCGGTTGTACTTGATGCCCATGATCTTGAGCTCCTCTGCCAGCAGCTCGGTCAGAATACGCAGGGACGAACTGGCATTCTCTCCATCGCTTTTGGCCTGCCGGCGCAGCCGGGAGAGGGTGGCCTCGGCGTCATAGCGGGCGCTCTTGTCCATGCCTTTGTTGTTTGGCCCAACCGAGATGCGCATTGGCCGTCGCAGTTGCTGTTCCTCACCCAGTTGGCTATGGGGGCAGCCGCTGCGGCACGCCTTCCAGAGCTTGATGTCCATCGGGCTGCTACCCACATCACGGGGACCACGGCGCTGATGGGCAAGACATTGATGCACCGGTATTTCGCCCAGAATGGGGCACATCACCTTGCTGCCCATCAGGGCCCCTTCCACCAGGGTTTGCACCCTTGCCATATCGCCGGGATATTTCTGGTTACAGACCTGGCTGATAGTGGTTCTGGATAAACCAAGCTTGTCGGCCACCACGGCCAGCGAACTGGCTGCGACTTCGGCCTGTAACACCTCAAGCCACGTGTCCATGTTCATCCTCCTCAACCAGGAACGGATAGAGCCGTTGCTGGTTCTGATCCCAACAGCCGTTGTCTCTTCTCATCGGAGAAAAACGCCCCGTATCGCGGACCAATTGATAGATGTTTGTAAGCCCGTATTTGTCTTGAACGGACTGCCTTGAATTCACCCTGACAACCAACCTCACATAACCCGCCAACACCAATTGATTGGTGTAATGCCAAGCGGTATTGCGGTTGGTATTCGCGGTGATCATCAAATCGGCCAGAGTAAATCGACGGCTGATCTTCATGGTGTTCCAGAGTTTCTGTTGCACCGTCTTGCGCTTGCTGTGACGCTTGCTATACCTGCGTTTAATGGCCAACCCTTCGGCGTTCAAGGGCCGAGAACCACTCCCCAGTGGCGGCAATATCGCAGGATCAACCACTTGATACATACGCTGCCGTCTTTGAGATTTGGGTGATACAAGGCGGATGTATCCGCCATATAACCAAGCGCTGATGACCCGATACATCTGCTGTTTATTGATCTCGACACCGTTGATGACCTCTTGCACAGAGAAGCTTTCTCGCTGACACATCCAATTCCAGGCGAGCTCTGTTTTGGTCTCGTTTTTTGTCTGAACCACTGGTATCCCTCCCGTGCTTTGTTCTTATCGAGGTACGCTGGCACCACTAACGGCTGCGGCGCACGTCATGCAGCAGTTCACTGGCGTCGACATCCTCTAGCCGGATAATCCGGGCGTCAGAGGCCATAGCCATCTTCTCGATCTTGTCCAGCGCCGAGACGATGGTGCGCACCACACCGTTGGAGCGTTTGCGGATGAGATCCAGCAGGGCATCGTCGATCTCCACGTCTACCTCCAGCATTTCGCTGGCTATCAGAGACACGTCCTCCAGATCGGCGGGTTTGAATTCGATCCACTGGGAGATGCGGTTAAACAGCTGCTTGCGCTGGCTGATGCGGCGGGCAATCTCTTCCATGCCCACCAGGATCAGGGGTTGTTCGGTGGCATCGTAGATATCGCGCAGGGTCTCCATGATGCGGGCATTGCCGACCACGTAATCCGCCTCATCCACGAAGATGGCCAGCTCTTCGGCGCGCACGGATTCGACGATGCTATCGACCTGAGCACGCAGGTTATGGCGTTGGGGAATGCCTATCTCTTTGGCGATCTGCTCCAGCAAACTGGTGACCGTGTCAGCCTTGTAGCAGCGCACATAGATGCCGTTCACTTCGTCCTGGTTGAACAGCCACTCGACGGCGGTGGTCTTGCCAAACCCGGAGGGGCCGTGGATCAAACCAATCCCCGGCACTATGCTGGAGCGGTTGAGCAAGTTGTCGAGCAGCTGCTCGGTCTTGATCATGTTTTTGACTTCAACAATCTTGTGTTTCATAGTGGTTTTGTCCTTTGTTTTTGGTTTAACGGGGCCACACGCTAACCTTTTGCCTGGGCGCTGCGTGTGGCCCTGACTTCATCCAGATGGCGGTTAATCCGTTTCGCCATCAGCTTGTGGCTGTAGAGGTATCGGGTCAGCCAATCCTTCTCCCGCTCTGTCAGCGGGGCATCCAACTCCTTCTCTGCCAAGTAGATGGCCTGTTCGTACTCGGTCTTGAGTGCTCTGGACTCTTGCCCTGCCGTTGCTTGCTGGCGGGCGGCTTTCTCTTCTCGCCTGGCCTCAATGGCGGCAAGTTCTGCAGCACTGAACTGAGCCGGTTCACCGGGAGCGGCAATGCCCGAGAGCGCAGCCAAAGCCGGGTTATCGAGGGTGAGATCGCTACGTTGGAACTGGGCGATATCCCGCGCCTGTGAGACGAAGTGGCGCACCACATCCTGATGGAGCTGGTCGATGCCAAAGGTCTTGGCCACATTGCGCATCTCGCGGCGAAAACCGGCCAGCGCCTTGGCGTCGGCACGCTTGGCGGCGCGGAAGGCATCAGGGCTGACACCATTGCCCAGCAGTTCGATGTTCACGGCCTCGATCCGCTCGTTCCAATCCCCTGTGCGATACAAGATGGCGCGGCCCACATCGCTGGGGTCGAGGAACACGCTGACCCGCTGGCTCTTCCAGTTATGCTCCAGCAGCTCAGGTGCCGTGTATTTGAGCCCACCCGCTTTGATGAAGCCCTTGGAGACGGTAGCCTCACCGACATGGTTGAGCAGCAGATCCAGCGCCGACTCGTCGCCAATGGCTCGCCGCTGATAGCGGGCATGGCCATATTTCTCGTTGGGGGTCATTCCCAGAGAGCCGTGTTTGCGGTTGTGGTAGCGGGCATCGAGCCAGTTATCGAGCAAGCTCTGCAGCTCGGAGGCCGTCATGGCCAGCTCGAAGATCTCCTTTTCAGCATCCGGTTTGCGTTTCTCTTCCAGACGCTGGGCAAAGCTCTTGCGCGCCTCGATCACCTGCCGGTCGGCCACGCAGTGCCCGATATAGGAGGGCAGCAACTCGATAAGGCCGTGGCTCATGGTGCGAAAGAAGCGCTCTATGTGAGGTTTCTCCCACCCGGAATAGGCGTTGGAGCGGCTGACGTTCATCCCCAGCAGGGTGCAGATGGACATGACCCGCTGGCTCACGTAGTCAGAGCCGTTATCGGTGCGCATCACGCCGTTATCGTTGAGGGTGCCCCAGGCCAGCAGGGTCTTGCGCAGCAGCAGGCAGATCCCCTCGCTCGATGAGGTTTTGGCCACCAGCAGGCGCACCCGGCGGGTAAATACGTCGATCACCGCGATAATGCTGTGACGACCATCCACCAACATGGCATCGACCGGCGTGCTGTCGAACTCCCACACGTCGTTGGGTTGAGCCATCCAGGGATACATCTCCTCGATCGCGCTGCGGTATTTGTTGTTGTAGGCATCGGGGTTGGTGGCATAGGTGAAGGCCACTTTGTTGTCACTCAGCCATTTGACCATCCAGCGGCGCAAGGAGGATTGGCTGGGGATGTGCCATCCCAACTGGTTCATCTCGCTGTATTGGCTGGCGAGCTCGTGCAGGGCGCCCCACTTGTTGGCCAGATGGGGTTTAGCTGTGACCAGGGCCGTCAGGAACTGGGCCAGATCCGGGCTCTGCTCCACGGTCGATGGTCGCTCCCGCTGGTAGTTGCCGGCCAAAGCTGCGGGGCCTTCATCAGCCAACGCCCCCTGCCAACGGCGCAAGGTGATCAGGCTGAACGGTTTTTGCCGGTCATAGACGCTCACAGGGAGTGACAAGCTGCGGGCACGGTAAGCCTCGATAAACGTCCGGCGTCCCACCTCCCCTTGCTGACAGGCCTGATAGGGCGCCAGAAAGATATCGGCGGCCTGCAGGATCAGCAGCCTGGCATCGACTTTCTTGCGCGCCCCCTCCCCCAGCGTCAGCAACTTGCGGCCCGCATCCGGTTTGACCGGCACCTCACGCGCCAGCAACTTGGCCATGGCCTTGCCGCCAGCAGCGTGATCGGTCACGGCTTGACCTTGTTCGGCCACGGCTCTCTCTGCCAGATAGCGGCGGGTTTCTATCGGCAGCGAGCTGATGTGGTATTCGCTGCCTTTGCCATCCGAACATTTACGCGCATTGAATTGTTCAGATTTTGCTCGGTATCTCACGCCCTGCACTGTGGTTGGCATCCCAGGCAGGCTGACCAGTTCCATTGAGGTGAACCACTCTTTCATTTGCTGTCTCCACACAGAGCAACACCAAGGGTTTCACTCAATGCCCCCATCACTTTCGATGAGACTGTGCCCTCTAATGGCCGCTTATGTTTGCAAGGGGCGTAAGTGTGAATACACTCCTGCACGGTGCGAGGGCTGAAACCACGCTCAATTGCCCAGTTTCTGACGGAGTAACCGCGCTTCTTGAGCTCCCCGTAGATGTGGTTGGCTGTACTTATGCTCATGGGATCACCGTGATACAATTTGAGAAATTTTTCGCGCAATGCGCGAACAATTGAGAGTATTGATCAACTCAAAAACTCTTGCAATGGAAAGATGCACTCTTTTCTTTTCACGAATTCACTCATTTGAGGTATTTATGGGCGTATCCATATTTTTCAGTGAGTTAGACAATGGAAAGTGCTAATTCAAGAAGAAAGCACGCTTTCCTTCCTGAGGGTTTTTATGGAAAGTGAATTTAAGAACAGACTTGAATCTATTCTTGGCACGGAAAGCGCGCGCTCATTTGCGATGAGAGCAGGAATGGCAGATACAACTCTTCGCCAGTATCTGAACGGTCGTTCTGAGCCGAACATGAGCCAGCTCATCAAAATTGCAGCTACTGCTGGTGTCAGAATTGATTGGTTAGCGACAGGGCGTGGCCCGAAAGATGATGTGCAAGATGAGAGCATCAATCCTGATGGATTGGACAAGGCTCAGTTTGAAGAGGAATACGCGCTTATAGATGGTTACCACATTGCGGTCAGCGCAGGACATGGTGCGTTTAATGACGACCATGAGGTTAAACGCAAATTGGCCTTTCGCCGCAAGTGGCTCACGTTTCGCAAGCTAAACCCGGATAACCTGGTGGTGGTCTTTGCCAAAGGCGACAGCATGGAGCCAACCATTCACTCCGGTGACTCAATTCTGGTAGATGTAAGCCGAAACCAGATCCAGGATGGTGGCCTGTTCGTGCTGCGTTTAGGGGATGCACTCTATGCGAAACGGCTGCAGAAACGAGTTGATGGCGGTGTAAACATCATCAGTGATAACAAGACGGGGTATGAGACGCTTGCCGTTCTGCCTGACGAGCTTGACTCGCTGAGTATTATTGGCAAGGTCGTTTGGCTGGGCCACGATTTTTTTTAACCTGGGCCGCTTCAAAATGGGGTTTAAACGCCGAGTTAAACCCCAAACTGCATTGCCGACCACTCGCCCTGGGTTTTCATTTTTGGCGCACTGCCCCCGAAGATCATCTGTGATCTTTCATTTTGGCGCCGCCCGCGCCTAGTACCTCCCGATCCCCCTCTAAGCCCTGTCAGCCTTGATTTTGTCCCGCGATCTCCCACTTACTTTCGGTTGCTCCCGGCTTTTTCATTCTCAGTGGTCGGTTACAAATACGCTCGAATCTTTCCTCCTCCTGGGGCGTTAGATCCAATGTCTCGATAAATTCTTCTAGTTCACCTAATGGCGATTCCATCTACTGTCTCCCGTTCTTTCTCAGCCTCTCGGCTGTGAAGCACTGTATGGATATACAGCTGCATTTGGGAATCTACCATTTTTGGACCACTTTGGGTATTAAAAAAGGGACCTCGGCCCCTTCTAATCAAATGGCATGACATAACGTCGTACCCAGGATCACCAGATGTTAACGAGGATGTTCAGGGCAAAGCCAACCAGACAGATGATGAATGCGAAAGCCATGAAGTTCTCCAGACTCTCTCTGTCAGATTTGCTGAAACACCAACACCCGATCGTTGCAGGGATCAATGCCAGTGTGAAGCTGAAACTGAACGCCTTGAGCGCCAGCACCATGCCCCCCTATCGCAAGCAGTAACCACATAGGCTATCGCCTCTTTAGTAATCCCACCTCAGTCTATCTTTGACAGAAGTGGCTTGCGAGGGCTGCCATTGAGTTCGAAGTGTGTTATTTCTTCTTTTCGCTCTATCTCAATCCATTTGAGGTCCCTACATAAACTTGCGTATCGTTTATTAATTGGACAAAAAACCTCTTTAAAACCAAAAACTAGTGCCAATAAAACTGGCAATATTTCAACGATTACTCTCAAAACAAAAACCATTATCTCCTTTACCGCATCTAAGCCAAGAGCGAATGCAATCACGACACCAAACACCGCAAAAAATAACTTTGTAAGTAGGCCTTCAACAGCAGGCTTGGGAGTGAACCTGCTTTCACCCCATTCCAACAAAGCACCTATTCTTGCAGCTCTCAATATTTCATTGCTTTCGAATTTACACTTAAACATTTCATATTTCGCATACAACTCGGCATCTCTTAATGATAGTTTATGCTTTCCAAATCTAATTACTCCGATTCGATACCTAACATGTGCATTTAGCATGAATGAACATAATGATGAAACAACCACATATATATAACTATATACCAGCCCCATTAACCCAGTACCTTGTGGCAATACCAAAAGTAGTAAAACCAACAAAGTAATAAAAACAAAAAGTGTCAAAATTAACTCATTTTTCCTTCCATTGTTTTTAAAAAAATGATAGGTCGTACACTGGCTCTTTATATCAAACAGTTCCTTCCAGCAATTAATGATATCCATTCAGAAATTCCTCCAACGGTTTTGGATACCAAGATTGCCAGTGGTTGCCGATTGAGTTCAACTGCTACTGTTGATTTTTTCTGTTACAACACTACCAATTCTTCTGGTTGTTTTTGACCGCTTGGTACACGAGGTCATTCCTACGAGCCAGCAATTCATCAATGCGCCGGCGCTTCTCTTCTGCTGCCATGGTCTTGTCGCGCTGTATCAGCTCAATCTTGTTGCGCACCACCCTGACCTGCTGCTGAGTACGGCTCAGGCTGCGCCGTGACTTCAAGATCCCGCCCTGTTCCTCCAGCAACTCGTTTGCCTTGTCAGTCAGCCCTTCGCTGCGGTACTGGTCAACTGTGCGCTTTAGCTGGTTCACCTCGTTCAGCATCCGGTAAAACTCTTCCATGTGTTGGGTGGACTTGGCCGGCCCGGTGCCACGGTACACGGCTTTAACCAGAGGTATCTCATCGGCGCGCCAGCTGGCGGATTCTCCTGGTGTTCCGGCACGGATCATGCCGTCGGCAGCAGCCATTACATAGCTGCCCATGGTACCGGTATAACCGATCACCAGGTGTTCCAGTTGCTTGGGGGACAACCCTGAAACTTCGCCCAGCTCTCGCATCAGCAGGCTGGTCTGCTCGTTGTAGCGCGCCTCGGCACGTACGGCCAGATCCTGCGGGCTATCGATAGGTCCACCTCGGAAACTGTCATAGTTGAAAGCGGCTTCCACCATCGGCTTGACGATCTGCGGGGTCGGGTTAAGGGCGAAGGTATCGCCGATTGCCCGAGCCACAGCCTTGCCAAACTGGGCGCCGGTGTCTTTGTCGCCCAGGGCTCGCACCATGCGCTCAGGGATAGTGCCAAATATCACCCCGATCTCGAACGGCTTGGGGATCCGCCAGTGCTGATCGCCGACAAAGAAATACCAGTTGGCATCCTTGTCCCAATCGGGTAGCTCCTCATACCGCTCATCATCCCAGTTGGAAGCCAGCAGCCCGAGTGACATTGCGGTGATCATGCCGGCACGCTTCGCTATTTCGCGCGGATTGTCGCGTAGCTCGCGCGTCAGCTTGCCCAAGCCCTGGAGCCGGGCATTGAAGAATGGCAGCACCATAGCGGCCCCTTGGATGCCGCGGGCCGCCCCCAACATGGAGAAGTCCATCAGGTCCTTCGACTCAAAGGCTGCCTGGGCGTGGCTCTTGCCTGCCTTGATGGCTGCATCATATACAGCCTCACGGTTACCGTTCTCAACCGCCTCACCAAGTCTGCTGTACTTCTCCCACACGTCAGCCACAACGCCCTTGGCATGAGCCGCATTGCGGATGATGGACTTCTCATAACGAGCGATCTGCTCCGGTGTCATCCCCTTGCGGCGCAGCGACTTGCGCACGGTATCGGCCATCGCCCCCGGGTCATTGCCGTTGACGTAGCCACCCAAGAAACTGGCTCCGCTGAACATGACATCAATGGTGCTACCATCCATCGCCAGAGTCTTCTTCACCCCACGGATAGAGCCGATCACCGGCTTGAAACCATCCTTGCTGATTGCCCAACTGGAAAGGGAGTCGCGCAAGAAGTTGCGAAGCATGAACTCGGGGGATGCGGTGACCCCGGCCGTCAGCAGGCGCTTCCCCTTGGCAGCCACGTTGACCATGGCGCCGAAAGGCTTGCGATCAAAAAAAGTCATTGCACGATAAAGGTCGGGATCCTCAACCCGGATCATGTAGTCCTCCCCCTCCATCTTCACAGTAATCAGGTCCTTCCCGTTCTTGAGGGCACGCCAGTCCATCATGTTGGGCTTGGCGACTACCTCGATGATGCCGGTTTCTGCCAAATTCCAGACCGTCTTTTGGGCCGCCATGTTCTTCATGGAGGCGTCTATCAGCTTGCTGGTGCTGGTAAAGATGTTCTCGAGCAGGTCGTTGGTGTTGGCCTCGCCCCCCTTGAGCTTCTTGATACCGGCGTTCTGGTTGGCAACGCCCCTCGGCTTGAATGGGGCAATCACATCGCCATCATCAGATTCACGGAAGAACGGGATATACCACTCGCTTTCAAACTCGGCCCGGGCCTCCTGGGTAAACAGACCCGCCTCCTGCGCCAGATCCAAGGTGGCGGCGTTGAGGCGGTTCCAGCGGGTTTTGGCCTCCATGAACTTGGCCTCTTTGCCTTTGCCCTGAGCCTTGAGTGCTGCAATGTCATTTGCATCGAGCAAGTTCTCACGCCCCTGCGCCAGCAGGATCTCTGCCCGGTGGCCAGCCATCCAGCCAAGCCAGTTGTGAAGGTCGCTCCCCAGATCAGAGAAGATGCCGAGCAATGCATCTTTCTCGCCAGTGCCAGCCTTGCGCTGGATCACGCCGTCTTTCCACTCCGGCAGACCATAGAGCATGGTTGCCTGCATAGTTGAAGCCGCCCCGGTTGCCATGCGTGCAGCCACATAGCCGGAATCCGCCGCATCAGTTATGCCTGCTGCCTCCTCGGCATACTTGATGGGAGCCAAGGCATCGAGCACCTCGGTGTTAGCCTTCTTGATGAAGCGGTCTACCCAAGACTTGACCACGCCGCGATCCACTGCGCGCAGCTTCTCCAGATTGGCCTTGGTTTTGTCGATAACATCAGGCTTTGGCCCCAGGTTGAGCTTTTCCATGGCTTTGTCAGCGGCCGTGCTGGTCTGACTCATCTTGATGCCGCCCTTCTTGGCTGGCAGCTCCTCCTGGCTGAACTTCTTACCGCCATCAGGGCCGCTATCATCAGGGCCGCCGCGCTCCATCTTCTTGCCCAGCCCCTCGATAAGGTTTCTCGTCTCAGCAGCAGTGATCCCCTCTGGCACAAAACCAACTGCACGCAGTGCCCGAGTTACCCAAGCAACCACGCTATCCCAACCACGACGCCAGGCGCTCTGCTCCAACTCTGCAAGATGGGCAACAACCTCCTCCGCCTTGGTCCCAATGTCCTCGTCGGCATAATGAGTGTCTACCCAGTCCCATACCTCCTTCATGCTTGGATCTTTCTTGGACTGGATCAGGCGGCTCATCAACTTGGTGTATTCCCCATCGCCAAGCACATTGGCCAAGCCATAGTGGGCCAGCACTTCATGGCGCAGGATCTCGCGCATCCGCTTGGGGTCAGAAATCGTATCGGCGGCCACATGCAGTGACCCGGTGCCATCATCGAACGCTGCTCGCCGGATCAGCCCTTCCTTGGCATTGAGCCCCAAGGCCCCCTCAAGCTCAGCCTGTGTGGCGTGGATCTGTACATTGATGCCACTCGCCCCTTGGTACTGCTTGAACCAACCATGGGAAACCAACTCAGCCTCTTTACGAGTCAGATGTTTGACTGGCTTATCCCCCTGGGCCATGGCCTGCTTGGAGAAGCTGACCACCTTGACTGGTTGGTTCATAGGCTGGTTGGCAATAGGCGATGTAGTGTCCTCCTTCTGCGCCTCGGTGGGCTCCGGCGCCACCTCGGCACGGGCAACTTCGATCTGTTGCGTCGGTTCGCTGGCAACAGGCATGGCGAACTCCCGCACCTTGGCCACAGACGGCTTGGCAACCACCATGCCGCCCTTCCCTGCAATCGCTTTCACCCCGTTATCCTTGGCCCACTGCTTGATGGCGGGCACCTCCCCCCTTAAGGTCAGGGTACCGTCAGGGTTATCGACCATCTCTGTCCAGGGCGTCGAAGTTGCGGGCTTAGAAACAACAACCCCGGCATCGGTGGCCGGGGTTGTCAGTGTTGGGTCATTCTGCTGCTGTCCATCTGGTACAGGTAGAGCAGGAGGGAGATCTGTCGGATCTCCGGTTCCAGTTCGCTCGGTGAGTCCGGCAGGGGCTTTCCCAGTGCCCGCTGCAGCAGGTTCGCCTGCGCCTGGCTGATTACCTTGTCGTTCACTGCCGATTGCATGTACTGGGGTAACTGGCTCATTGCTGACCTCTGTTTGTGGTTGGTTGACGGGGATCACCTCCCGGTAGCCGATATCGACTGCGGGAGCAAGTTGCTGCGGCTGGCTTGCACTGGGTTGCTGGCCCTTGACTTGTTCCACCTCGGCGATCTCTGCCACACCAAAGCCGCCGCCATTGAGCGGTACCGGAGTTTCGGTCTTACGGCTGGCCAACTTGGCTTCTTTTTCACTGGTAAACGGCTTGCCACGCTTGGTGATCCGCAGTGTCTGAAGTACGCCGATAGTGGCATCTCTAGGCGAAGCCGCCGCAGGTTCAGCTATCAGAGGTGGAGAAGGCATGCCTTCTGATTGAGGTGGTGCGCCTGCGTCAGGGTCTGCCACGTTCTCGTCAGAAACCACAAGTGTCGGCTCGTCAGGCATCGGGGTAGCTTTTACCTCGGCATCACCGGTCTGGTTCCCAGCTTTCGCCAACAGGTCGTCCACTGTCAGCGCCACAGGCTCAGCCAGTGCCGCCTGCACCTCGCTCTCCTCTGCAATTCCCTTGAATCGGTCGGCAGTATCGTCCTGTCGTAGGTATGCAGGCACGTCCCTCATTTCGTCGAACTGGCTTGGGCTGGGGCCGAGTGGGTTTTGCTCGCTGTTTGCCTGCAGTGGATCAGCCAGACCATCCACGGCAGTGGCCAGATCAGGCTGCACAGTCTGCGCTTGCTCAGTAGCCAGTTGCGGATCCGCTCCAGGCGTGGGGTCCGCCAAGGGGGTTGCCTCCTCCATCACCGGCGTAGCAGGCTCGATGAGTGGGTCAGCCGAGACCTCTTCTTCTTGGTTGGCATGCTTGCCGCCCCGCAAACCTCCGACAGAGCCCATGGCCCCGCCCGTCCCCATACCGATAAGGCCACCTTCCAGCGCGCTCGATACCACGCCTTTCATCGGGTCGATGTCGGCAGCAGCAACCTCGTTCAACGCCTCATTCACTGCATATTGCTGCACACCCTCTTCGAGAGTTTCACCAACACCTTCACCCACCGCCCCCTTGGCGGCGCCCTTCAACATGCCGCCAGCAGCAGCCTTGCCTGCCAACATCTTGAACAACATGGCGTCACCCATCATGGATCCCATGGCTGCCGCCCCCCAGGTCTTGGCATCGCTCATGGTCGCGCGACTGGCTACATTGGCGGTTTCGTCCCTGGCCAGTGCCAATTTCTCATCGTCTGTGAGGTGAAGGGTTTGCTGATCTTGGTCGATACGGGTGAATGCCTGGCGGAACGTGTCACTCGCTGCCAGCTCGTCATAGCTCATGCCAAGCACTGACTCTTTGGCATTTACCCCGGCACTGCCTACAGAACCGGTCGCACCGGTTGTGACGGCGGCGCCAGTGGCAAGCTTGGAGACGGTCTTGGCGGCCACTGCCTCGGCCACCTGTTGTGTTGCGCCACGCTTGATCATGGATGCTGTCACGGCACGGCCCAGGGTTGCCTTGGCAGCGACCCCAGTAACGCCGCCGGCAAGCAGGGTTGGCACCAAGGAACCAACCCCTTGTGCCATCTTCATAGCCCAGACATCGATATCACCCGCACCGTCCCCCATGGTCAAATGACCTTCCGGTGTTTCATCAACAAGCCGGCGGTTCATGGCCTCTTGTGCATCAGAGCTCATGCCTTCGGTCAGGGACTCGGCGCCAGACTTGGCCAGATCACCGGCCCCGGCAACGAAGTCCAGCACCGGGCTGAGCTTGCTGGCCATGTTTGCTCGCGCTTGCTCCAGGTAGTCGCCCCCCTGCTTGCCGGCATTCTCTTTGCCGAAGGCACTGGCTTGACCGGCAAGCTCACCGATCCCCCCTACCAGATCCAGCGCGCCAGCACCGACGCCGCGAGCAAGATCGCCGAGCCCTACATCAAGATTGCGAGCCGGGGCAGCGGTGGAGAGGGACGGGGTGGAAGATACGGCAGACAGACTGCTATCAAGGTCGCCCCAAAATTGGTCGTTACGGGTGTCGGATTGTTGCGGCTGTGGCAGGGCGTCACGCAGTCCAGGCTTATCCATGGTGTCCTCGGCTTTCGGGCAAAAGAAAAGCCCCGAACGGCGAACCGTTCAGGGCTTGAAATGGTGAGTGCTGGCCGATAAACAGACTGGCCGACTATGGGGAGATGCTAACGCTGGGAGTAAGCAATGGCAACTACTGGCGGGCCTGCGCCAGGCTCATTGCCTGATAAGCATTGGTTTCAGTGTCGCGCAGCCGATTAGCCGTGACAGTGGCCTGCTCCGCTTGCTTCTTCTTGGTCGCCTGCTGGCGCCACATCTCAAAAGCGGTGTTCATTCTGGTGGGATTCTCAAGCAGACCATTGAGCTTGCCATGTTGGTTTGCCTCTTTGATGAACTGCAGTCGGTCAGGATCACCACCAGTCCACTCTTTGATGGGGGCTCCGGCCGCCGACTCTTCACGCTTACTGGTCATGCCATACGTATCAGCTGCGGCGGCTTTGCTCGATTCAAGCTGGGCGTCCAGCGCCTCCAGCTGGATATCCTTGTCTTCCGCATTACTGGCCGAAATCCGCGCCCGGTTCTGGCCATGCTGCTTCTCAAGGTCAGTCACCGCCCTCTTGTATCCTGCCTGGTCTGGGCCTGCGGCCAACCCAAGTGACGTGCGCAACTGATCAGCATTGCCAACCATGTGCTTTGCCAAGGCGGCACGCTGGTAAGCAGGCTTTAAAAAGTCATTGATGGGGATCACCTTGGGGTGATCGTCAGGGGATGAGGTGCGATTTCCAGTAACGGGGCGAACATCGGTGCTGCCGTCGTCATAAGTAACCGTGACCCCCAGCACAACACCGCGCCCATCTGGGCTCACCATTATGTTGCTCAGTTCTTTGCCAGTGATGGTCTT